GGCGACAGCGTCGACACGAGTCGAGCTGTCGCCGACAGCCCACGCCAGAATGATGGCGTCGGCCGAGCGGCTGTAGCGGTCCGTTCCCGCAGTGATCGGGACGTTGCTGCGGGTTTCGAAATCGATCCAGCCGATGGTGTCGAGGTCGAAGGTGGCACCGGGTGCGCGAAGGTTTTTCACTCTGGGTCTCTCCGGTTCCAGCAGGCGAGCAGCGCCTCCTTGCTGCGACGGTTCGGGAAGGTCGCGCCACACTGGTAGCAGCACATCGACCAGACGCCGTCGTAGGGCGCGCCCGTGTGGAGGTCGAAGCGAATGTCGGTGCCACGGCAGAACGGGCAGGGTTTGACCTCGTCTTTCACCGCCGCACCGCCTTCGGGAACTGCGCGATGTATTCCTTCGCGGCCTCGCCGACCTGTTTGAGCACGTCGTCGTGCAGATCGTGGTCGGTGTAGATGTAGACGACCTTGCCGGTGAGCGCGTAGAGCGCGGTCACGATGGTTCGCTCGTAGGCGTTGTTGTCCTCCCAGAAACCGTGCTTGGCGCACCAAGCGGCGACCAGCCCCTGCAACTGCATGAAGACTTGCGACGCGATGCGTTCGATCTCCTGCGCCTCGTCGTCGGTGATGCTTTTGTCGTCGTATTCAGGCATCGAACTTCCCCTTCTGGGCGCGCCGCGTCTGCTCGCGTGAGCGCAGCTCGGCATGGACGTTGTGAGAGAGGTGCCGGAGGATTCCGAGCCGGTTTTCGTCGCCGACGAAGTGAAGGTCGAGCAGCTCGGCGAACACCAGCTCCATGACGATCAGCAGGGTGAGGTCGCGCTCCTTCGGATCGGGCCGTGCGTGCCGGTGGCAAAAGCTACCGGCACCCACGGTGAACCGAGCGACGAGGTCGGCGGCGAGCTTGGTCAGCTCGGCCGCCTGTTCGTCAGTCAAGTCCTGCCCCACGTCATCAGGCTCTTGCGGCGGGACGCTGACGACGCGGGGCAGCGCCGGCACGGGTACTGGCAGCGGCTGGGGCCGCTGCGTCCGCCGGGACGGCTTTCAGGGACGCCTTGCCGGCGGCTTTCGCCGGCTTGGCGCTAACAGGTGCGGGGGCCTCGTCTTCTGAGGCCTCAGAAGTCTCGGCCTGCTCGCCCGACATGTCGGCCCAGCCAACAATCTCGATCAGCGGCACGAACGTCTGGCCGTACTGCGAGTGGTTGTAGCTGTCGGATTCCAGTTGCACGATGGCGACCGGGTGCGAGGGATCGGTGCCGAGCTGCTCGACCAGCTTGGCGAGCATGGTGTCGACGGCCCGCATGCCGCCGACCGACGAGGTCTTGTAGAGAACCTCGGTGCCGGCGTCGTCGCCGTCGAGGCAGCGCAGTTCGAAGATGCGCTGCTCGGTGAAGGGGAAGCCCTGAATGTCGTCAGGACGTGGCGGCTTGTGCGAGGTGATGGGGGCCATCACTTCGCCGAGCAGCTCGTTCTTCCGCTTCAGTGCCGGCGGGTGGTTCGACCAGCACGACCAGCCGTGGCCGATGCTGAGCGGGTTGATCGCCCACGAAGAACCCTCCTGCACCGGATCGTCGGACTGCCCGAAGACCCAGACGCCGTTCTTGAGCAGGCGCAGCAGCGGCTTGCCGCCGGCGATGGGCGTCGAAGCCCTCGATTCGGCGATGCCGGCGCGGAGACCCGCTACGAGATCGGTGGAGAGTGCAGTGCTGCCGTTGCCGGCCTTTGCAATGTTACTTGCCATGTTCCTAGTTCCTTTTTCTGTTTTTGTGCCTGTTCACTACGGTCGGCAACATGCACCGTCTTTCCGGGCGCTGTCAACGCCCGACCTGGCTACAGCGTGCAGACCCGGCAAGAGCCGGATTGGCGCGCTGCGTCCATGATGTTGAGAGAGCGTTGCGGGACTGCCCCGCCCTCGAATCGTTTCCTCAGATCGGCGAGGCTGGCGGGCCAGCTATCGCGCTGCGGCGAGCGGAAGGTGTAGGCCTTGCCGCGAGCCTCGCTGACGAACGCCTCCAGCTCCTCGGCCTCGGCATACTGGTCAGGGTGGTTGAGCCACAGCTCGTACCACTCGCCGAGCTTCTGCCAGAAGCACATGGCGCAGTCGGTGCGCTCCGGTATGGTGACGCCGGCCCTCGCAAGGTAGGTGCGAACGTCGTCGATGCTCCAGCCCCACCGCTGCATCGGGAAGTCCATCTGGATGCCGTCCGCGTCGGGGAAGATCATGCCGGGCCGGCTCAGCTCGTCGGCCCGCAGGCCGACGTAGGAGACGCACGGTGCCTGCGTGGCCAGCCACGCATAGTACGGCTCGAGTTTCAGCTTCCGCGTACACCAACGCTGCGCGTGGTTGGGCAGGGCGCGCTGCTCGCGGATCAGGCTCTGCAGCGTGTTGGTGGCGTAGAGCTTGCCGCCGGCGACCAGCGGCGTCAGCGGCGCGCCGAGGCGCTCCGCAAGCCACCGCCAGTGCGCGTACATTTCCGGCAGCTCGTTGCCGGTCGGCGTGATCGCGTAGATGTAATCTCGCGGCTCGGCCTCGGCCAGGCGCAGCGCCATAGCCGTCGAATCCTTGCCGCCGCTGAGCGCCACGATGTGCCTCATCCGAGTGCCTTCAACGCCTGCCTGAGATCGCCGACGACGGTGGAATGCGTGGTCGCGGGACGAGCGTCGTCGCTCCGCGCAATGGTGGTTCCTGACGACACCGCGTGGTGCAGATCGGCGGGAACGACGAGGCCTTTCGGCTTCAGCGCCGCCTCCATCTGCGCGACGCTCTTCAGCTCCGGCTGGGTGTACATGTCGTCGAGCGTGCCGCCGAGCTTGCGGATGCGGGCGGCGGTTTCCTTCTCGTCGATCCACTTCCGCATGGCGCGCTTCGGCACCGTCTTCCAGCCCGGCACCAGACCGCCGTCCTCAAGGAAGACGTGGCCCTGCCGGCGGGCCTCGACGGCCCACGTCTCGGCGATCTCGGCCATCTCCAGCGCACGGCTCAGGAACTCGCCATAGGCGGTGGCGCTCTCGTTGATCTTGAGCGCCGCCTTGGCGGGATCGATCAGCGCGAGATCGATGACCGGGCCGGTCCACAGCGGGCATGTCACCTTGCACGACGCGAAGCGGCAGTGTTCGCCCTTCTCGCGGTGTGCATTGCGTCCCAGCGCCTCAAGGAAGGCCGTGTGGAACGACTTGAGGAACTCGTCGAGTTCCTCGTCGTTTGTGGCCGCCCACGTCGCTGGCGGGTCAAGGCGGGGCTGCACGACGGCGCAGATGATGTTCTTGCCCTTGAACCGTCGCTTGTAGCGGTGCCGTGCCGACGCCGTGTAGAAGGCGAGTTGCGGGTTGAGGTACTCGCCGTCCTTGTCCTCGTAGAGCGCCTTGACCGGCACGCCGGAGCCGAACTTCCAATCGAGCACGACGATGCTGCGCTTGTCGGCGAGGATCAGGTCGACCGAGCCGAACGCGCCGATGACGCCGGGCAGGCTTAGCGTCTGCTCCATGCCGAGCACCTTGAAGCGTTTGGCCTCGCCGATGCTGTCGAGCAGATCGTTCATCGCGGTGAGCGCCGTCTCCAGCACCTTGACGCGCTCCTCGGTGATCTCGAAACCGTAGAAGCTCTCGCCGAGCAGCAGCGCCGGCGGCACCTTGGATTCGATGCAATTCGCGATAGCCAGGTGGAGCGCCGTGCCTTCGGCCGCGTAGACCGATTCCACGTCGCCGACCGGGGCCTTCATCTGCTCGGCATATGATGCCGGGCAGGCGAGCAGCCGGGCGGCGTTGGACCCGCCCAGAATTGATGAGTGACTAGCCATTTTCCTGTTCTCCTGTTTCGATCTCGACTTGCCCCGCCGCGATGGCGCTGGAGCTGATTTCCTTGTTGGTGAAGCCGGGGCTGCCATCCTGCGGCAGGATGGTGCCTGTGATGTACTGGATGCTGCCGTCGTCTCCGTAGTGGATGCGGTCGATGCGGACCCGGAAGGTCCGCGTCCGCTTGTTGCGGAAGCCCTGATATTCCCGGTAGACCACCACCTTGCCGATCAGGCCGTAGAAGGTGTCGAGCGCCGCCTTGCGGTCGCCGAGCGCCTTCTCGATCTCCTTCTTGCAGACCTTTACGGTGTCGGAGCAGGCCGCGACGAACTGCCTGATGGAGCCGGGCAGCGGCTTGGATGTGAGCACAGTCATTTTGCTTCCTTGTCGTAGGCGTCGTAGCGCCGTTGCATGTCGACGAGATCGCCGCCGAACTCGGCGTGCGCGGCGAGGATGTCGGGGTGGATGACGATGAAGCGGCCCAGCCCCAGCGCCTTGAGCTGCCTGAGAATTTCGGGGGCCAGCGACGCGCTGACCGGAATCGGGCGCAGCCAGCCGAGCGTCAGCCCGACCGTCTTGCCGAGATCGGCGAGCTTCTGCGCGGTGACGCCGTGCTGCGCGAGGCGCAGCTTGGAGATCGATCCGGTGCCGTGGCCGGCGTCGGCGCAGATGTCGCGCTCGGTGCGCGGGTCCGCCTCGACGGCGGCGAGCAGCTCCAGAACGAGCGGGTCTTTGGTCTTGGTGGCGTATTTCATTTCCAAATCCAATCCCTCTGGCCGCACTCGCGGCACTTGCCGTTCATCTCGCGCCAATCGTGGCAACCGATCTTGCACAGGAGCCTCGACAGGAACCTCGACAGCCATCTCATCGCACTGCCTTCCATACGGTCGCCATGCAGCCGCTCGGCGACGGCCGGTAGTGGCCGCTGTCGACCACGAATTCACCCTCGACCAGCTCGACGCGACGCGGCCGCTGCGTCGATGGATTCATCGCCAGCGCCGCCTGCATCTCATGGTCGGTGAGGCCGTTCCTGTACTCGCGCAGGAGGTTGAGGACGCGGCCGCGCAGGCTCGCCCGGCTCGGTTCGATGGCCAGCCACGCCTTCTTGCTGGTGGCGCTGCCGCGAACAAATTTCTCGCCTGGCAGCGGCTGCAGCGATGGGTGGTAGCCCGGCATCTGCACCGGCCGGCCGAACAGCGGCGGCTTCATCTGACGTTCCCCCACGGCGACGGCCCCGGCTTGACAGCGCGAACCGGCAGCGCCTCGACCTTCGGCGGCGGCGGTGCCGGGAAACACGCCAGCGCATGCTGGACGACCTTGGCGATAGTCTCCTGCGGCGACTTGCCGCCGTCCTCGGCGATGCAGTGGGCGACATCGGTCAGCACCAGCGTCACCGCCGTGATGGCGAGCGCGTGGCGCTCGCGCAGGGTGGGCGCGTCGGCGCTCCCCTTGACGATAACGTCGAATGCGTCCTCGCCGATCTGGACGGCGTTGCCGAAGCCCTGCAGGCCCTTCAGGATGCCTTCGATATCGAGAGCCATCACTTGCCCTCCGCGAGCCGGCGGTAGGCGTCACGGCCTTCCGGCCCGGCGGCCCATTCGTCGCTCTCCTTGAGGTCGGCGTCGAACTCTCCTTCGTGGTGACGCTCGCGCAGCGTCTTCGCCGCGTAGCGTTCGCCGGCGGGCCGCGCCTCGTCCCTGATGATGGCGACCAGCGCCGCGTCGAGGTCCATCGACGGCACCGCGGATTTGGACAGGAAGTCGTGGAACTCGTCGGCCTCGGCGCGCTTGGCGAGGTCTTCGAATCCGACCTCGCGCAGCGTGTCGGCGAGGTTCTGGCTGGTCTTGGCGGTCATCCGTGGGTTCCTCCCAAAAGGCGTTTGACGACGCCCGGCACGGCGTTCGGCAGCATGAGCTTCAGCACCTCGTCGAGCCGGGTCTTGTAGGCCTCGACCATGCGCCAGCCGTGCTCGTCCTGGCCGAGTGCATCCGGGTCTTGCATCTGGCCGTGGAAGTCGGTGACGGCGACGCGCACGGCCATCGCCTGCCCGATGGTCAGCGGCTGGCCGTTGACGGTGATGACCGGCTCTCTCACGACGGCTTCCTCCGGTGGTGGACGGTCTTGATCAGTTGCTCCGGCGGCGCGGTGAGGATGTCCTCGACCAGATCGGCGTAGCCGTTGTCGAGCGCGAACATCAGGAACACCCGGTTGGGTACGTCACGCGGCGTGAACAGGCCGAGCAACTGCTCGGTGAAGCCGGGCTTCTTCCTGAGAACGTGCCGCAGCAGGGTGCGGCGGTCGCGGGGGATCGGCGTGTCGGCAGTCAGAAACGTGGTCATGCACGCGCCTCCAGCTCGATGTTGATCAGCGAGATCACCGCCGGTTTGGTAAGTGCCTTGGTGATGTCGCGGCCACGGCCTTTCAGGTGCCAAGCGAAGCGGCGCGACGCCGGGTAGTAATCGCAGATCAGCGGACCCCACTGGACGCGAGACGTGTCAGCGGACACGGCTTGGCCTCTCGCTGTCGAGCGCACGCCGCCGTAGATCAATTCAGCTTGCTCATTCATTTTCATCAGCGCCTCCTCAAGATGGCATAGAAAACTTCGGCTATCGCCCAGCCGATGCAGAGCACGGCGAGGATGCCGATCAGCGTGAAGACCACGTCGTCGCTGATGGTCATCAGAGCGCCTCCGGCTTCGGCGCGGGGATGCAGTAGAAGCGCGCCGAGTGATCGCCCATGAAGCCGACGCTGTCCTTGGCCTCACGCACGGCAGCTTGGCAGGCCACCATGTCGGGGTAAGCCTCGACCAGCACCGGGCGGCCGCCGTAGACGCTGAGCATGAACAGCAGGACCATCAGCCGTCGCCCCGCTTGCGGCCCATGATCTCGTCGACGCGGCGCTCGGCCGACAGGATGACCTGTGCGGCCTTGCTGCCGTCGTTGCGCGCCATGTTCTGGCGGCTGAGATCGTAGAGGCGCTTCTCGGCCCACTGGTGGGCGTCCCGCGCCCCCTGCACGGCGTACTGGTAGTCGATCTGCGCGGCGTCGAGGATACTAAAGCCCTCGACGTGCGGGTAGTCGCGGCCGTGCGGGGCGGCCGCCCTGAGCACGTCCATCAGCTTGCCGGCGGCGCGGTGGACGCTGAGCGTCTGCACGATCAGGTCTTCGATGCTGGTGCCGTTCAGGTTGACCAGCGGCATCGCCGGGTCTTGCGGTTTGTCGGTGGTGGTCATGTCAGTCCTCTTCCGATGCTGTCGCCAAGGTCGTTCATGAACTTGGTGTGCGCGTTGTTGGCTTCACGTACCTTCGCCTTCTGCTCGTCGGTGAGGTCGTCCCAAGCCGGGATTTCCGGGTGCTGCTCGCGGACGCCCTCGTACATCTGGCGGTGCAAAAATGTCGGGGTCATACATCAGTCCATCCTCGCCACTTCGAATTCCTTGCCGCCCTTCTGGACGATGGCGACGAAGTCGTAGTGGTAGATCAGCACCAGCTCGTCGCGCAGCTTGGCGACGGCGAGCGGGAACAATGTCTGGTCGCCGGGGAAGGCAATGGCGTAGTGCGGCGGGATCAGCGTCCAGCCCTCCATCGGCTGCCAGCCGCCGCCGTGCTGGTAGCCGCTGTCGAGCTGCTCCTTGGCGGGGCGCGGGTCCGATGCCGACAGCATCTGCTCCATCAGGTAGGTGTCGATGGCGGCGCGGCTGAGACGTGCGAAGGCGAGGGTCATGACACCACCGCGCAGTCGGCGAGGATCACCCGCACGGTCTTGTTGGATTTGTCGAGGCGCACATGCGCGACCTCGACCGGGCCGTTCCACTTGCCGGCGGCGGTGAGCAGCGCCTCGCGGGGCGTCAGCTTGGTCCGCTTGGTGATGCGAACGACCGCGCCGAAGCGGTCGCCCATCATCCACCTGTCGGTGTAGGCCGGTATCTGGACACGCATCGGCTGCGCGATATGCAGGCTGGTGAAGGCCTTGTTGCCCTTGTTCACTTGACCTCTCCCGTGATGGTCGCCCTGATCTTCCCCTCGACCAGCGACGACCTGTGGCTCTTGTTGTTGATCGCCTTGTTGGCGAGGATGTCGGCGACCTTCTGCCACTGGATGTCGAGGTCGACCTTGACCACGACGAACGTCTTGGTCTCCGGGTCATAGACGCGGGACGTGGTGCTCCAGACGCTCATCAGAGCACCCCGGCGTTGGCGATGCTGTTGGCGGCGCGGGCGGCGACGATGCGCGGCACGATCAGCTCGTTGTAGAGCTTGCGCCCGCCCTTCTCGTCTTCGAAGATGAAGGGGAACTTGCGGCGCTTGTAGTCGATGCCGACCAAGGTCAGCAACTGCCCGTTGAGCAGCACCTTCGCGCCGTAGTCACGCGGCTCAAGGCCGTAGCTGTAGCAGGCGAGATCGAAATCCGCCTTCTCGCTGGCCGCGATGGCGGCGGTGTCGGCGGTCTTGAACTGGAACTTCAGCACCATGTCGATCCCCCCGATGGTGCCGCCGCGAGCGGCGACGGTCAGGCCGTGCTTGTCGGCCACGGCCTTGAGGGCTGCGGCGGCTTCGTCCTGCACGATCTTGGCTAGTTTCTTGTCCATGAAAATGTCTCCTGTTTCCTGTTTGCGATTGCGGTAAGAAGTGTCTAGTGACCATAGAACGAGGCGCGTGTCAACGCGCCTCGCGGGTGGGGTGGTAGCCGAGCGCGTAGCGCGGCACGAAGCAGTCGACGAGCACGCAGGCCCGCCGGTCCATGTGGCAGCGGATGCCGAGGATGTCGTGCAGGAAGTCGCTGTCGGGGCCGGTACACATGCGGGCGAGGTCGAGCGGGTACTGCTCATGGGCGAAGTGGAGGTCCATCAGCGTGGTCATGCGATCCTGCCTGACGCCGTGCGCCTTGAGCAGGCGCTGGGCGCGGTCGACGACGATGGTCATCAGCTTGATGTCGTAGGTTACCATTGGTCCTGTTTCCTGTCTGAGGGTTTAGCGGAGGTAGATGGCGAGGGTGTCGGCGTCGGCGATAACGACGCCGGTCTTCTTCTGCACGTCATCGAGCATGCCGGCCCAGAACTTGGCGCGGTCGAATTCGCCGGGCCGCGAGGCGTGGTCGAAGAAGGCGTGATAGCGCACGGCGAGGCACTTGATGTCGCGGGGATCGATGCGGATGGTGGCGGGCTTCTTCATGGTGTCTGGTTCCTGCGTCCTGTTTGTGATATGCATGTGTGTATAGTAACTGGTTACATAGGTCAACAGATGCTTGAGAAAAAAGTTGAGGACTATCTGGTCCGCATGGTGAAGGCGTGCGGCGGCCTCGCCGACAAGACGAGCAGCCCGTCAGGGCGCGGCTTCTTCGACCGAATCATCCTGATGCCTGGCGGCCAGGTCTGCTTCTGCGAGGTCAAGAAACCGAAGGGGAGCCGGGTGTCAAAACACCAGATCGTGCGTCACGACGCCTACCGCGCACTAGGGGCTGATGTCGCCATCGTCAGGACATTCGAGGAGGTCGACGCGCTTGTTGACCGGCTGACGAAGGCGGGCGTAGAACGCTAGTTTCCACCAACGAAAAGGCCGACGACGTTATTGCGGACGCCGCCGGCCTGAAGCGAGTTATTCAGCCCAACCGCAAAGAAGGAAAGAACACCCGTGGCCAAACCACTAGGGCAAAAGCCCGTCCTCCGCAACACCCACCCGCTGCTTGATCATCGCCTCGCGATGTCGGCTAATGGTTACGCGATCAACCCCTGCACGCTGAAGACGCGGACATGCAAGGGGTGGCCGACCATCCCCTACGACGAGGTCAGCCTGCATCGCGACAGCCGCTGGCGAGACGAGTATTTCGCCGGCACCGCGGTGCGAATCGAGGGCGACCTCTGCGCGTGGGACATGGACGTATCCATCCCGAAGATCGCCAAGCTACTGGTCGCCGACCTCGCCAAAACAGTCCCTAAAGGCACGCCTTTTCCCATCCAGCGCACCTCCGGTGGCGTCTCTATGGCGGTGTTCTTCAGGACGCCGAAACCGTTCTCACGACGCGCCACGCAACGCTACACGGCGCACCCGGAGAAGCTCGTCGAGCTTGCAGCTGCGCGGGAGCTGCCCGAGACGACCGAGGAAGAGCATCTGGCCAAGGCGGCGCTGATCCGCGATCTCACCAAGGCGCTGGAGCCGCAGCACGTCGAGTTCTGGGGGCCGGAGCGCAAGGGCCGATACTTTCAGGTCGAGGGGCCGCACACAGCCGAGGACATCGACGCCGGCGTCAAGCGCCGCGACTACCTCTGCCTGAACGACCGCGCCCCGTGGAACACGCCGCGCTCCGACCTCCCCTTCATCGTCATGGACCCCGGCGACTACATCGACCGCGCCGAGAAAATACTGGCCAAGCACCTCACCCTGATCCCCGACGCCGAGACCTACTCGGCCGATGTCGTCTACGATCTCGAGCCGGAAGGCGAATTCATCGCCAAGGACGGCACCGCCATCACCTACGGCGAGCTGCTTGGCACACTGGAGCCGGGCGCGGAGAATGGCCTCAGAGGGTGCTTCTCATGGGCGGCCTACGCGGCATCGAATTCGCTGGCCAACTGCAACTGCTATGTCACCTCCGGCCGGCACCAGTTGGTGGTGCGCGATTGGTCGCACAATGGTGTCGAGCACCGCATGAAGGCGGACGAGCCGCCGCCGCCGGTCGAGATCGACGACAACACGCGGGCGATCCTGCAGTCGATGGTGGACGCCGCCAGCCTCGGTGTCCTCAAGGGCATGGCCGAGGGCGCAGCCGCGCCGAAATCAGATCCGATGGACGACGAGCCTGAGACGCCGCCGCCGTCGCTCGACGACATCCAGCGCGGCGACGACGCCGAGACGGGCTATGTCAACGCGGTCGCGTGGCTGCTCGTCAACATCGCCTACTACGCCGGCGCATTCGGCGGGCGCGGCGGCATCGTCGGCATCCACCCGGAAGGTGATTTCCAGACGCCGCACACGATTGCCGCGCTCAGAAGCTACATGCAGGACTACTGCTATGTGTCGACGGGACCGCGTGGCGGCAAGCAGACGCACAACCCGGTCGATGCGTGGATGCTGCACGCGGCCAGGGTGAAGGTGTCGGCGATCCGCATGAGGCCCGATCTGGCGCGGCCGCTCTACCGCGAGGGCGTGATGCTGCACATCAATCGCTACCAGCCGCCGCGCCACCCGAAGAGCGGCGGCACCACGAAGGTGTTCGACACCTTCTTCGAACGGCTGGTGCCTGACGCGGTCGAGCGGGCGTGGGTGGTCAACTGGCTGGCTTCGAAGGTGCAGCACCCGGAGTGGCGCATGGTCGCCGTGGCGATGGTGGCGCGTGACACCGGCACGGGCAGGGGCCTGCTCGGCGACGTGATCACCAAGCTGTTCGGCGAGCGGTTCGTGACGTTGATGCCGTATGCCAAGATCAGCGGCGGCGAGGGTTCGCGCTTCAATGCCGAGCTTGCCGACAAGGGCATCGTCATCATCAACGAGAGCCGCGACGCCGAGGACACGAAGTTCAGCCACAAGGCGGCGGCGCGTGAGGCGCTGAAGGTGTTCATCGAACCGAACCACGCGAGCCTGTTCCGCGTCGAGGCGAAGGGCCAGGACGCGGTCTACATGCGCTCGGCGGTGTCGACGCTGATCTTCTCCAACAACCTCGACGCCTTGCCCATATCCGAGAACGACCGCCGCGTCGCAGTGATGCTGAACGGCCGCCAGATGACGCAGGACGAGGTCGACGCGCTGCTCGCGTGGATGGCGGTGCCGGAGAACATCGGCGCGCTGTGGCGTCGGCTGAAGGCGCACGCCGTGCCGCTCGACCGCGCCGTCTTTAACGCGCACATGGCACCGCACACCTATGCGCGTGACCTGATGATCGCCGCCGGCAAGACGCCGGTCGACACGGCGCGTGAGGACGCGCTGGAAAAACTGGTCGAGGCGGCGGACCTCTACACCGAGGCGCAGATCGTGGCGGTGGCACGGGCGCTCACCAAGCACACCGCGCAGAGCGGCGAGATGGATGAGCGCGTGGCGCGTGAAACGCGCTTCAAGGGGTTCCGCATCGGGGTCAATCACTCGACCAACTGGTACGTCCGCTACAGGGGTGAGAAGTGCAAGGTGTTCGCGCACAACGAGGCTGATCGCATCCGCTATTCGAACGCCGCGCCGAACGTCATCAAGGCGGAACTCGACAGGGCGCAGGGCGTGGTCGAGCAGCCGTCGAAGCTCCGCAACAAGTTGCTGAAGGGTGTCGAGAAGGGTGGGGAAGGGTGAAAAACTGTCTCCCTGTCTCCCTTTTTGTCTCCCTTTTGCGTTCGAGGGAGACAAAGCTAAGTGGTTGAAAGCGGGCGGAAATTCGACAATCTGTCTCCCTGTCTCCCTTATGGTGCTGTCAACCCTATGGTTATTTAAAAGAGAGAGTGAATCTATGTATATTAAATGCGCGCGCGCGGGAGGGAGACAGGGAGACAGGGAGACACTTTTGATCGGGCCGTGGCCGCCCGGTTTTTTCAGCGGCCGCCAAGTCTGAAAACCTGAGTCTGAAAGCTTGAAAACATTTTTCCTTGCCACGCCCTGGCGCGCACGCCAGCCGGCCCCGCCGGCGAGCGCCGGCGAGGCGGGCAGATCGGGTCTGAAATCCTGTCAGGTCAGAAGTCGAAGCCGGCGGCCTTGGCGATGGCCCATGCGTCGTTCCACAGCGCGGTGTCGGCGTCGCTCTGGAGGTCAGGCTCGCGGCCAAGGTACTCGGTCATGGCGGCGTGCATGACCATGTTGGCGTCGCAGTAGTCGTGGCTGTGGCAGATCAGCGGGTTGTTCTCGACCTTGTTGAGGTAGTTCATGGTGCGGAACTCGGCGGTGCCGATCTCGTCCTGCATCGCTCCGGCGAAGTAGCCGGCGAGCGCGATGGCCTGATGGATGGTGTGGGTCATTGTCCTGTCTCCTGTTCCTGTTCAAGGCCCGGCCAATCGAGCGGGCGGTAACCGTCGCGGTATGCCCGCATCAACCTAGCGACGAGTGGCGGGATGTTGCGGCCGGAGGCCGAACGGCTCTCCAGAGCGCAGACGTAGTTGCGGCGGGCGAAGCCGAGCACGGTCGCCAACTGGGCCTGCGTGAGGCCCAGCTTGTGCCTGATCTTGATGAAATCACCCTTGGTCATCAGGCGGCCCTCACGTTCGGGTAGGCCTCGCCGACGAATGATTTGGCGTCGCCGAGGCTGTAGAAATCGTTGTCGCAGAAATCGACGCCATCGGGGATGTAGACCGACAGGTGGAACATCTCGTTGCCCTCACGGTCGCGTGTCGGCTTGATGCTGTAGCGCATCGCCTGCTGCTGCTTGCGCCACGCGGTGAAGAGGGTGGAGGCGTCGTCGTAGCTCCACTCGGTCGAGCCTGAAAACACGACGCCGAAATAGTCGCCGTCGCACTCAAGGCCCCAGCCGTCGCAGGATGCGATGATGAAATCGTCGAGGCTGCCGTCGTTGGTCGAGAGCACCACGTCGTCGCAGCACTCGGTGAGGTAGTGCCACGCCCACAGGATGCGCTCGAGTTTTTCACGCTCGCCGATCCAATCCATGTTGGCGAGGATGAGGCTGTACTGGGTGGCCTCCTTGTGGCCGGTGGCCAGCGGTCCGACGAGGTAGCAGTCGCCGGCGTAGACAAGCCCTTGCGTCGGCTCGTCGTAGCCGGTGTCGATGCCGGCCTTGTCGAGGTCGGCGAACCACATGGCGGTCTGCTGGAATTGGTCGAAAGTGAGCATTGCGGTTTTCTCCTGTTGGCTGACGCTCTCGTCAGTGGCCGTTTCAGGGCCATACGCGCCCCGTGGGCGCGTTTCGAGCTATTGGTGGTCAAATCCCCTTGGCGAAGGCCTTGGGGTTGCGTACGGCCCTCACAGTGAACCGCACGGCCCAATCCATCTGCGGGTGGCGGTCGCTTGGCTCAATGGCGGCGACCCGCGCCACCTCTTCAGCGCCGGCGGCGTAGGCGGCGGCGTGGCTCATGAAGAATTGCGGCAGGCAGTCGCCGGCGATGCGCTCGCCGGCGGCGTACAGTGAAACGATGTATTCGGTTATCATGACCTGAAATCCCCACGGTTGAAGAGGCGGTCGATCTCCTGATCGGCGAGCGCCGATGCGAGGTCTTTGATGGCGTCGACGAGGCGGTCGGCCTCGTCGTCGCGCAGGCGCAGCACGTCCTTGACCACGGCGGTCAGGCTTTCGTCGGCGGCGGATATGGCGGAATAGCTCATGGTCCTGTTTCCTGTTTTGAGGTTGAAAAGTTTATGTGTGCCTAGTTACATAGCATGCGGATTGAGGGTGTACAAGTGTGTAAGCCTGAAAACTCGAGCCTGAAAAGTCTGAGCCTGAAAACATCGGCCCTGCCCGTGGTCGAGCGGCGGCCGGCCGGCGGCGATCCTGCCGGCGCAGCGCAAGGCATTTGTTCCTAGGAATGCGATCCTATAGGACAGGGTTCCTAGGAACACTGTCCTATGGGATAAAATTCCTATCGACCTGGTGCTCCGATTTTTGCGCCAGCGCCGGCCGAAACGAAAAGGCCCGGCATTGCGGCCGGGCCTTTTAGCGTCTCAGTGTTTCGCTTTGATCTCATCTAGGAACGGATTTGATTTGCCGGCCTGTTCGGTTTCCCATTTGGCAAGCGCGGTATCAAAATCGGCCTGAGTATCAAAGCCGGCGATTTCAACGGTATCGATTGCCGGCCCGTCAATGACGATTGCAAACATCTTGCGGCCGGCCGTTTCGCGCTTTTCCACGCGTGGATTTTGCCGGTAACTGATAGCGCCGCTATCGCCTAACGCTTCTAGATGCGCCATCGCATCGCCGAAAATTTCATGCCAGAAAAGTATCTGCATTTTGGTTTCCTTCCGCGCTTGATTGCACGACGCTCCGGCCGCCATTGCGGCCGGAGAATGATGCAATCAAGCGGCCGCTTGGAATGAGCCGGCCGTAGCACCATGCGCCGCAATGACGATTGAAACTTTCGCCTTTGCACTCAGGCCCCCACAGGCCTTGCAATCTGCACAGGCCGCTTTGTATCCGGCCTCTTTTGATGCCGGGCATGTGACTTCCAAACCTTTAAAGACAGGCTCTGTCAAAGCGCGGACCCGGAATGTGCGCCATCCTGCAGCATGTGCGGCCGCCATCTCGTCTGCGCTGTCTGCGCTTGCCATGCATAGCAATTTGAAAGCGGCGAAACGGCTATCCTGCCATTGATGCGTATAGCCGTTTACCATTGCCGCTTTCAATGTCGCGGCACGCCAAATCTGAAATGGAATTGCGGCCGGGTCACCATAGGAACCGATGCGGAATGCAAGGCCTTCGAAGAGGGCCGGCAAAAGCTTGGCGTCATAATCGATGCCGGGCCGGGCATAGCGATTGCGGTTCGCATAGGCTCCCCAAACGCTTGCAACGGATTTGGCCACTTCTACGTAGCAAGTGCGAACCGTGCGGCCGCTTTCCAGTTTGCGCGGCCGATGCTTGCAGGAACCGCAAACGCTAGCGTCTGCACCATTGGCCAGAGCTTCCATGGGATGCAGATCGGAGCGCAGGATATACGATTGCACCATATGACCGGTTTTGCTGTTGGCCGATTTGGCCAGTATCTTTGTCGCAATGGCAACGATTGGCGCGCCATCAAGCGCGGACGGGCCTTCGTACAAAATCAGGCCGGCAAAGGTTTTGCCGTTTTTCAAGGCCCGGCGAAGTGTTTCAAGGTCGCGTATCATGTCCTGTTTCCTGTTTCGGTTTAGTTCCTAGGCACCATAGCACAGCCGGGCAATGTTACGCAAGCGCGTATCGATATCGGCCAATGATCGCACACCAATATTTAACCAAATGGTAAAATATCCCACCGCGGAAAGTATACTTCAAACATCTTGACGTATACTTGTGTGCACGTCCAGGTTGTCTATACTGTATTGTGCCATCCCGGCACAGCTGCGCGGCCAGGGCTAGGACTATCGTCCTACTTGACTATACTTGCGCTATACTTGCGCTATACTTGTCATTATACCAAATGGTAAAGCGTTTATACTGCAACTATACTTCGATACAACCTCGGCGAGCCAGGCTATACTGTCGGGTTGTATAGGATTAAAATCCTAAATCCGCCCCCCGGCCCCCGTCGCTACAACCTCAGGTTGTACGACGGTGGGTCGATTAGGAAATTTCGCTGAAATTACATCGGGTTAGCAGGAACTGTCCCATTCTGGCACATCTGGTTACTAGACACGACACTATGCCGGATGGTTGAATGACCCGCTGCCGGTATCCTCAATCCCGGCGGTGAGGGGCCGCTGGCGCGTGCTTGAAGACTCCCGCGCCGGCGGTCCTTTCCCTCGCAACCCGACGAAAGGTAAGACCCCGTCATGACCCCCGAACCCAAAGACCTGAGCGACACCGAGATCGCGGCGCTCGCCGACGCCCAGGCGCTCGACGCGGCGCTGGCCCGCGCCGAGGACCGGAATGCCGCCTACACCCCGGAGCTGTCGGTGGCACCCGATCTCGACCAGCGCCGCCCACGCAGCGCGGATGATCTCGTCACCGCCGCGCATGAGACCGATCAGGCCCGCCTGCAGCGCACCCGCCTGTCATCGGTCGCCCAGACCGACGCCGAGAGCGGCGCGGTGCAGAAGACCCCGCATCGCGTCACCCTCGACAGCATCCTCGACAAGATCGAGCACACCGAGTTCTACCACCCGGAGCGCCACCCCCACATGACCATAGCCATTCTCACCTTGAGCAACGGCTACATCGTCGTCGGCAAGTCGACGCCTGCCGATCCCGCCAATTTCAATGCCGAACTCGGCCAGAAATTCGCCACCGAGGACGCCATCCGGCAAATCTGGGGTCTGGAGGCCTATCTGCTGCGCGAGAAGCTGCAGCCGACCGGCGCGGAGGAGCCGCCGACCATGCGCGAGGCCATGCGTAGCTCCGGCTTCTGATGGACAGGCTCTGGATCGCCATCGCGTGGGCGCTGCCGCGCCGGCTCGCCTACTGGTGCGCCATCCGGGTCTGCGCCGAGGCCACGCAAGGTAAGTGGAGTGATCAGGTGGTGCCTGATCTCACCGCGATGGACGCGCTCAAGCGGTGGGATATGTAAATCGGGCGCTGCCGCCTCTCAGAGGGGGGTCTTCGGGTGCGGCAGCGCCCTTTTTGGCCGCAATCAGCAACGAAATCGGCCACCCGAGACCCTAGGCGGACTTTTTCGGCGCGGCAAGCGATTTCAGGTGCCTGAGAACCTCGTCCGAGGTGCCGAAAAACGCCTCCCACTCCTTTGCGCGAGCCTCAAGCTTCTCGGCCCGCTCCTTGACGCCCGGCGGCGGCTTTTTGCCCTCCCGCGCCATGTACCTCCCTTCGATCAGCGGCCATTTCTCGACCACGAAGACGGGAATGACCTTCACACCCTGCGCTTCCAGCCTTCCCTTCAGCCGGCGCTCGTCAAATGGAGCTTCGGTGAGGATCGGACCGCCGCCGCGCCGTGCGGCGGTCACCAGCGTCTCGAAATGCGTGTTCACCGACCCCGGCGGCCCCCATTTTGGATCTAATCCGGCCGCCGGCTTCGCGGTCGGGTGCCTCCAGCACCTGTCGTGCGGAATGTAGCGGAAATCGTCGGCCAGTTGCCGACACGCCCATGATTTGCCCGACCCCTGCACGCCGATCACCAGAATGACTGTTCCTGCCCGCGCCATTGTCCCAAATCTCCGTTTCGGCTACACACTCTGCCACACCGCCACGCCGGCCGGCCACATCGCGATCAGGAGAGCAGGAAATGCTCAAGGTCATCCGTCGCGTGTTTCGTTGCGGTCTTGCTACCAGTGCCGGGATTGGTATGCTGGGCCTATGGCAGGCACAGCAGGCTACGGCATCATCCCTTATGCCCAGGACCCGGTTGAACGGTTCCACAGCCGGTATTGCGTCGACCCGACCACCGGGTGCTGGCTGTGGCAGATCAAGCGGCTCAAGCCGCGCCGCAAACGCGATTATTACCCGCAGATGCGCGTCGCACCTTACCGGACGGAGCGGGCCAGCCATTTCTCGATGGAGATCGCCGGCAAACCGCTCAGACCCGGCCAGATCGTTTGCCATAGCTGCGACAACCCGCTCTGCGTCAATCCCGACCACCTTTTTGCCGGGACACACGCGGATAACGTTCACGACTGCATCAGGAAGGGTCGCTTCGTGCAGGATGTCAGCAAGAACCCGTTCGATTGGACCGGCCGGAAGCACACGCCGGAAACCCGCGAGAAAATGCGTCTGCGCGCCGTCGAGCGCGAGGCTGAGCGCCGCCGCCTCGGCCTCAAGCAGAAACCAGGCCGAAGGGTAAAACGCCATGCTCAAGGTGATCCGCAGAATTTTTAGTTTTAGCGATTGGTCGGTCTCGCACCCCAATCAGCCGCCGCCCGGCGACATGCTCGACGCGCAGTTTACCGAGATCATCGACCGCGTCGATGTCTGGGAGGATCGCATCCGCTCGGTCGTCACCGAGGACGGCAAGGTGGCGCACGGCGCGATCACCGAGCACTCCTTGACGCCGGGTCTGGCCAAGCAGCTTGAGGACGACATCGCGCTGAAGATACAGCCGGCGATGGACGCGCTCGGCGTCGCCATGAGCCTCGCCGCGCAGCTCAAGGTGCAGATCGCCCGCGACGCCGACCGCGCCGCCAGCGCCGCCCAGCTCACCGTCGCCAATGTGGTCGAGCTGCACGACCGCCGCGCCATCGCTCTCGACGATGTCAACGCCGCGCTGAGCCAGGCGCGTGAGCTGATCGCCTCGGCGCAGAGCGCGCAGGATGGCTGGACGAACGCCCAGAAGGACGCCTTCGCCGGCGAGCAGACGGCGCAGAACTGGGCGGTCGCGTCGATGGATTGGGCCGAGTACATGCCGGGTCCGCTGCCCTCGGACATCATCGCCATGATGGGCATCACCGGCGATCACTGGTCGTCGCGCTGGTGGGCCAACTACACCGCCCAGCTCGCCACTGGTGTCGACGCCGACGCCGCCCGCGCCGAGATCGCCAAGGACACCGCGATAGCCGAGGCGGCCGCCGCCGAGGCTGCGAAGGACGCGGCGATGGCCGCCGACAACAACGCCGCCGAGAGCGCCGCCGGTGCCGAGGCCGCCAAGATCGCGGCGGAAGCCGCCCGCGACGTGGCGGTCACCGCCAAGGACGCGACGGTTGCCGCAGCCGACGCTGCCGCCGACCTCTACGACCAGTTCGACGACAGGTATCTCGGTGCCAAGGAGGCACCGCCGACCACCGACAACGACGGCGACCCCTTGCTGGAGGGCGCGCTCTACTGGAACTCCATCGTCAAGCGCACCGAAGTCTGGACGGGTTCGGCGTGGCAGGCTGTGGGTTCCGGTTCCGGCGGCGCTGGCGGCGCTGCCATAGATGTCACCTTCGGGCCTTCCGGCACGTTGTCCTCGACCAACGTCCAGGCCGCGTTGCAGGAAGTCGATGGCGACGTGCAGGCTCTCGATGCCCGCCTCGACCCGGTCGAGGCTGCCGTCGTCTCGCTCGACAGCCGCGCCGATGCGCTGGAGGCGACCGATGTCACGCTCGACGCCCGCCTCGACGCGCTGGAGACGGGTGCCACCGGCGCAGGCGGTTTCGACCAGCGCCTCGACGCCATCGAAGCCGACCTGGCGGTGCCTCCGGCGTGGACCGAAATCACCGGCAAGCCCGCGACCTTCCCGCCCTCGTCGCACGGCCACCCGCAGTCGGAAATCACCAACCTCGTCAGCGACCTCGCTGGCAAGGCACCGACCGTCCACACCCATACCACGGCGCAAGTCACCGGCCTCGACACGGCTCTCGCCGCCAAGGCTCCGCTGGCGTCTCCTGCACTGACCGGCATACCGACGACGCCATCCCCGGCGGCAAACGACAACAGCACGCAGATCGCCACCACCAACTTCGTCGTCGCTGCGACGACTACCGGCGGCTACCCGACGCAGGCGGCGATTGTCGACGCTGACGCACTGTTTGGGAACCAGAGCGGCACCGGCAAGGCCAAGTGGCTGTGGTCGACCCTCAAGGAGGCGGCGCGGGTCTTCATCGTCGGCTTCGCCAACGTCTTTACTGTCAGGCAGGAATTTAGTGGCGGCAGTGACGCCAACGCCATTGCCGCCTCCAATTCTACGATGGGGCAGATAAAAATATTCAACAGCGTTGCTGGTGGTGCGGCGAGGCTTGGGTTCAGCACGGCGGGTTTTGGCGGCTTCTTCGGCATCGACAGCGACAGCGTGTGGAAGGTTGGCGGCTGGTCGATGGGCGCTGCCGCCTACAAGCTGCTGCACGAAGGACTAAGCGCCGACTTCAACGTCAACAACAGCTTCATCACGCAGCAAGAAGCGAACGTCCCCAGCACGGCGAATTTCACGCCGCCGATCACCGTCAAGGGCAACATGATGTATGTCCAGCCCGTGGCTGGCTCGGCCTTCACCTTCAACGCTCCAGCCGCGACACCCAGCAAGGCGTTCACGATGATCGTCATGGTCTGGAACCCCGGCGCGATCCCCTCGTTCACCTTCGCAGGCTTCAACAAGGTAAGCGGCGACAGCCCCGCCATCAGCAGTGGCGGACTGACCGTCTGCTACATCACCCGCATCATCGGCCAGACCACGGTGTTCGTTGACAAGATCATCGGCACATCGCTGCTGCGCGAAGAAATCGCCGACGCACTGGAAGACGCCGACATCGTCGGGACACATCCCGAACTGCCGGAGCCGGAGACACCGCCGGGCGTCGACAATACGCTGCCGGGTTACGAGCCGCCCGTCGAGGACCGCAAGCCACGGCGCGGCAAGACTGCACCGCCGGTTCAGGACAGGCGCAAGCGCAAATGACCGCTGCTTTTCACATGGTTGGCGCAAGGCCGCGTGGCATCGCGCTGCCGGATTTTTCGTTCATCGCCGCGACGATGGGCTACAGCACTGCTGGCACGCCGACCATCACGCTCCCGGCGTTCCTGCCCGGCGACATCGTCGTCATCCTTAATTTTTATCGCGATGGTTTGAGCGGCGGCGTTAACCAGATAGCGGCGGGCTTCACTGAAGCCTGCTTCGACAATCAGTCGACGCTCACTGCCGGTGGTGGCCGTATCTCATTCCGCAAGATGCAGGCCGGAGACGCCACCACAGCCGTCATCGAAGGCGGCGGAACCTCGGCAAGCTGGATGGCGGCGACGTTCAGGCCGTCGTTCCCGATCCCCGCCGGGATGATCGTTGTTCCCAACGATGTCGAGAGCTTCGCGACGGCAGGAGACCCGGCAGCGCAGATCATCAAGCTGAATGGCGAGCCGACGCCGGTCCTTGCCCTTGCACATTTCCGGGGTACTGCTCCTCCGACAGCCTATGGCACCCTGACGCTTGTTCAGAACACGACTTCCGGCGCGACCACGCAGTATTTGGGCTACCAGTGTTTCAACAAGGGCAGCACCCCCGCTAACATCAGCATTGATACCGGCGATTCCGGGCAGCCAAATCTTCTGCAAGGATGTTTCCTGTCGCTGGTCGAGACGGCGAAGCGACCGACCAGCCTGACTTGGGTTTCGCACAGCCTTTCGGAGGCCGCCACCATCGCTATTCCGGCGGGCGCAGCCGCTGGCGACCTCGGCATCCTGCTCGACGGTCCAAGCAGCACTTCTGGCCAACCCATTCCAACAACTGTTGTCCCGGCGGGCTGGAAGGAACTCCTGAACTACGGCAGAGCGCCCGACTCGGCGGCGCGAATGATTATCTCAACCAAGGTGCTGACGGCAGGCGATATTGGCGCGACGATTACCGGCATGGTCGGCACTTCACTGTCCAACAAGACGCTGATCGTCCTGCGACCCGACAAGCCGATCAACAACGTCGAACACGCGAGCGGCTGGAACGATGTCACGGCGGCTAACCCCGCTCTGCAAATCATGCAGCCACAGAACAGTTATCTGCCGGGGATAGCGCTCTCGCACATCACCAATTTCAGCGCCGACGCCAACCCGTCCGGCACGATGGTGACGACGGGCAGCTATATCCCCGGCATCACCGCCAACCGCCGCAAGACCTACTACAAGATCATCAACAGCGCGCCCGGCGACCTCACCATCGACATGGGCGATGCCGGTGCGCTGAATGCAATGCAGAGCGCCTATGTTTGGGTGGTGTGAATGATCGAGAAGCTCACCAGCGTCGTCGGCGAACTGAAGGGCCACCCGGCCCTGATGGCTGTCGTGCTGTTGCAGCTTGCCACGCTTTGCATGGTATACCTCGTCGCCAGCGCCAACGCCGAGCGTTCCTCGGAACGCGAACTCGCGCTGATCGAGGCTTGCAAGGACCGGCCATGAGCAAGCAGTGGAACGTCGACATCTGGGCGACGCTCGCCTTCTCGGCGGCGGTCGCCACGGTCGTCATCGTTTTGTGGGCGACGACATGAAGATCACGCACCGACCCATGCATGGTGTCTCCATCATACTGGCGCTCGCGGTGCTGCTGGTCGTCATGTCGGTGCTGTCCGCCTGCGTGCAGCCGTACCCCGCCGAATCGAAGACGATGGGAACGCAGCCGATCTGCCTGTTCTTTTGCCTGGTGACGCAGACCACCATCGAAGACAACCGCGCCGACACGTTCACGCCAACGGTCGGCACCTCCACTACCGGCGGCTCGCGCAGCCGCTCGACCAACGTCACCGATTCACCCAACTCGGCGCTCTACTGATGCGAAACGTGGCCCAGATACTGCTCGACCCGAACCGCGATCTTTCAGGCGGCGAAATCTTCATGCGCGAGCTGTACGCGGCGATCCTCACCGAGCGGCCGTGCGTGGCCATGCTCCATCATGCCGCCTGGCGTGCGGGTTTCCGCGTCAACGGCTGGCAGTATCCCCAGAGGCCCGTAGGAGGCTGACATGCTACAAACCGTTGTCTGGATACTGCTGATCTGCGGCGGTGCCGCGCTGGTCTACTGGGCTGTCGACAAGCTTGGTACGCCTGATCCGCTCAACAGGATCGTCAAGGTGCTGACCATCGTCGTCGCCATCGTCCTGGTGGTCATCATCCTGCTTGGCCTGCTAGGGATGAGCGCGACACCGCCGGGACTTTGACGCATGATCACTTTTGCAGACGTGAAACGCAGCCCGAGTGGCTGGCCAGAGGAGACAAAAATGGAACGCGAAGTTGAAGTCGAGCAGACAGGGGCAAACGAGGATTTCGAAGTGGCGCTTGCCGCCTTCGTCGAGACCTATCGCAACGTGGCCAACCGGAGCCGGGTCGTCAGGCTCCTGCAGAACCAGGCCGAGCAGACCAACCGTGACGACGGCTGGGCCTACGACGATGTCAACCCGCAGCCGGCGTCGCCGACGCTGACCGCGCTGACGCCGAACACCGCCGTGCTCGGCAGTGAAGACGTGACGATGGTCTGTACCGGCACCGGCTTCACGCCGCAGTCGGTGATCAACTTCAACACGGTCGACGAGCCTATCGTGTTCATCTCGGAGACCGAGATTTCGACCGTCGTCAAGCCGTCTATCGATTGGGGCGAGGTCGCCGCGCCGGTGTTCGTCAAGAACGGCTCGCTGGCGAGCGAGACGCTGGAGTTCACCTTCACCGCGGTCGCGGCGGACGACACCAAAAAGAGGCGCTAAGTGGCGCGACTGACGCCTGCCGAAACCCGTTACCTGTTGCTGCTCAAAAGGCAGCGACAGGTGACCGCCGCCCGCGACGACCTGATCGAATTTGCGCGCTACATGAAGCCGCATCCCGATCACCCGCAGGACACCGACTATTCGCTCTACGAGGTCGCCCAGCACCACCGCGTCATCGCAGCTGCGCTGGAACAGGTCGAGCAGGGCAAGATCAAGCGGCTGATCATCAATGTGCCGCCGCGCCACGGCAAGAGCGAGCTGTCGTCGCGGCTGTTCCCGGCGTGGTTCATGGGCCGCCATCCCGAGCAGTCGCTGATCCTCGCCACCTACGCCGACAAGCTCTCATGGGATTTCGGCCGCGAGGTCACCGGCTACATCGAAGACCCGCTCTACGCGCAGATTTTCCCCGAGCTTGATGTCAAGACATCCAGCGTGGATCGTCTTGAGACCACCCGGGGCGGCAAGGCCTTCTTCGTCGGTCGCGGCTCGGCCACCACCGGGCGCGGCTCCATCGGCCTGCTCATCGACGACCCGATCAAGGACCGCGTCGAAGCCGATTCCAAGGTCACCCGCGAGAAGCTGTGGAACTGGTTCAATCAGGTCGCCAAGACACGTTTGCACTCCTTCAAGGGGTGGATCGTCATCATCCAGACGCGGTGGTCCGAGGACGATCTGGTCGGACGCCTGACCGATCCGCTCAACCCCTCCTACAGCCCCATCGAAGGGCCGAAGTGGAAGATCATCGATCTGCCGGCGCTCGCCGGCGAGGACGACCGCTTGGGACGCAAGCCCGGCGAGGCGCTGTGGCCGTCGCGCTTTCCGATTGAGTATCTGGAAGACCTCCGCGCATCCGACCCACGCGGCTTCCAGAGCCTCTACCAAGGCAGCCCGACGCCCGACAAGGGCAACCACTTCCCGGCCGAGAAACTGCTCACCTACCGGCGCGGCGACATGCCGCCGAAGGAGAAGCTGCGCTTCTACGCCGCCAGCGACCACGCGGTGTCGTCTAGGCAGGAGCGCGACAAGACGTGCGGGCTGGTCGTCGGCCTCGACGAGGACGAGAACCTGTGGGTGCAGCCCGACGCGATCTGGGGCCGCTATCCGACCGATCAGGTGGTGGAGCGCATGATCGACCTGATGGCGCTCTACAAGCCGCTGCACTGGTGGGCCGAGCGCGGCCACATCACCAAGTCCATCGGGCCGTTTCTCCGCAAGCGGATGCTGGAGCGCGGCACCTTCTGCTCGATCTACGAGATGACGCCGGTCGCCGATAAACTAAGCCGGTCGCAGTCCATTCTCGGCCGCATCGCGATGGGAAAAGTGTTCTGGCCGGCACACGCGACGTGGTGGATGGAGGCGCAGAAAGAGCTGCTTCAGTTCCCCTACGGCGCACGGGATGACTTGGTCGACACAATCAGCTATATCGGGCTGGGGCTATCACTCCAGCAGCCGCTCCGACACAAGACGACCGCCCCCAAGGTCGTCAGGACAGGCACACTCGGCTGGGTGAAGGCGCAAGCTCGCCAGGAAGCGAAGGAACGGCAATCCCGCAATAACGGGTGGTAGAAGCATGGCACTCCCGCCGGTTGTCGGACCCCCACCGGGTCCATCGCTGATCGAGACGTTCGGCGCGGCAATCGGATCACTCCCACCCTCGCCGAAGCTGACACCGGGCGGCGAACTCGCCGGCCACGGCGACGAGTTCACGCAGACCACCCCCGCCGGCGAAGACACCATGCCCCGCGACAAGCCGGAGCCTGACGAGCGCCGCAAGCGTCTGGTCACCGCGCTCAGCGACATGGTCAAGAAGGCCAAGTCACACTGGGAACCGACCTTCAGGAAAATGGAGCGGAACCAGAAGTTCGCCGCCGGCCAGCAGTGGCCGGAGGAGCCGAAGAAGGACGCCTTCAACGACACCTACGACGACGATCTCTACGTCGCCAACATCACCCTCCAGCACATTCAGAAGCGCGTCGCCGCGCTCTACGCCAAAAACCCCCGCGCCATCGCGAAGAAACGCGCACGTCTGCTTGCGACTGTCTGGGACGGCAGCCTGGAATCGCTCGCGCAGGCGGAAGCAACCATCAGCGCCGCGCAAGCCGCGCTGATGGGCATGCCAGCCGGCGTCCCGGCAGGCATGCCTGGAATGCCACAGGGAGGCCCACCCGGCGCGCCGGCCATGCCGCCCGGCCCCGGAGGCCCTCCCGGTGCTCCACCGCCCGCTGGCGGCCCCGCAGGGCAGCCTATGATGCCCGCGCCGCCGCCGCCGCCGCCATCCCCGGAGGAGTTCGCCAACGCGCAGGCCGTCATGGCCGACGCGCAGGCCGTCAAGCAGCAGATCACGCAGCTCAACAAGATCGGCAAGACACTCGAGATTTTGTACGACTACGAGATCAGCGAGCAGCAGCAGAACTTCAAGTCGATGATGAAGATGACGGTGCGTCGCGCCTCGACCGCAGGCGTCGGCTGGACCCGTCTCGGCTTCCAGCGGATCATGGGGCCGTCGCCAGATCGCGACAGCCGCATCGCCGACATGCAGCAGCAGCTCGACCTGATTGAGCGCGTGTCCGCCGACATCGCCGACGACGAAGTCGATGTCGACAGCGCCTCGGCCGAGCAGATGCGGCTCACCATGCAGGCGGTCGCCGAGGAAGGCGATGTCGTGCTGCGCGAGGGGCTGCAGTTCTCATGGCCGCGCTCGACCTCCATCATCCCCGACCCGCGCTGCATCCAGCTCCGCGACTTCCTCGGTTGTGATTGGGCGGCCGAGGAGTACATACTCTCGGTCAACGAGATCAAGGAGACCTACAACGTCGATGTCGGCTCCAGCCACACCACCTACAGCCGCACTGACACCGGAACGGATTATGAGCGTGCCAGGGTGGCTTGGCAGGCGAACTCCAGTAACACCGATGACGATGGTAATGTCGATGAAGGCGATTCCGACAACTGTCTGGTGTGGGAGCTGTTCAACAAGCGTGACGGATTGGTCTACGTCATCTGCGACGGGTATCCTGATTTCCTGAAGGAGCCTGCCGCGCCGGATGTCTACACCGACCGCTTCTGGCCGTGGTTTCTCACCGCCTTCAACGAGACTGACGGCAAGGTCTATCCGCCGTCCGATGTGGATCTGATCCGGCCGATGCAGCGCGAGCTTAACCGCTCGCGTCAGGGCCTGCGCGAGCATCGCTTCGCCAACCGCCCGAAGATCGCCTACGCCGAGGGAACGCTGTCGGAAGAGGACATCGACGCCCTCAAGTCACACCCGGTCAACGCGCTGATCGCGATAGCCGGCCTGCAGCCGGGGCAGGACGTGAACCAGCTCCTGCAGGCCATCAAGGGCGCGCCGGTCGATCCCAACCTCTACGAGGTCAACCCGATCTTCGAAGACCTGTTGCGCTCGGTCGGGCAGCAGGAGGCCGATCTCGGCGGCACCTCTGGCGCGACCGCCACCGAATCCAACATCGCGGCGTCGTCCAAGTCGTCCGCGCTGTCGTCATCCATCGACGACATCGACGACACGCTGAGCGCGATGGCGCGGGCCGGCGGCCAGATACTGCTGCTCAACATGCGCCCGGAGACGGTCAAGGAGATCGTCGGCCCCGGCGCGATGTGGCCGGAGCTGACCCGCGCCCAAGTGTCGAAGGACATCTACCTTGAGATCGAGGCTGGCTCTTCCGGCCGCCCGAACCAAGCGCAGGAGCTGCAGAATTTCGAGCGCCTCGCGCCGATCCTGATGCAGCTCCCCGGCGTCAAGCCGCAGTTCCTCGCCAAGCAGGCGATCAAGCGTCTCGACGACAAGATCGACACCGACGAGGCGGTCGCCGATGGGCTGCCCTCGGTCATCTCCATGAATGGCAACAAGGCGATGCAGCCGGGTGCCACCGGAGGAAACGATCCGACCGCGCAGGGGCCGAGGGGCGCAGGGAACAGCCCTGCCGCCCCGGCACCCAACCCAAGCGCGCCGACACCACCACCGAAGCCATCTGCCGGTCCACTGCCGAACTAGGGAAACACTGCCATGACGCCTGCCGACGACATCAGCACTGCCACGACCGAAGCCGCGTCGACACCCACCGAGGGTACGTCCGCGACGCCGTCGTCAACCCCATCCCCTGCGTCCGAGCCGACGCCGGGTAGTACTTCGGAAGACAGCTCCAAGCAGAGCATGCTTGACGCCGTTCTCAAGGTGGTCCCGGCCACGAACGAGACCGACGTGCTTGCCGAGCAGACGGGCGATTCCGAGACGACTGATGAAGATCAGCCAGCAGACGGGCAGGCGGAAGCCGACCCCGACGACGACAAGGAACCTCCTGCGGAAGCGGCCTCTCCGGTCATCCGCAAGAAGATTTCCAAGCTCCTGAAGCAACGCCGCGAACTGCGTCAGCAAGTAGAGCAGATGGCGACCCTTCGGCGACCCGCCGAAGTAGGCCAGCAGCTCGAAAACTACGCCGTAGCCAACGACCTTAGCGCCGAAGACATCACCGGCATCCTGCAGATTGCCGCGCACCTTCGTCACGGCGACTATGCGGAGTTCTACAAAGCGGTCGCTCCCTATGTCCGCACCGCCCAAGAGTATCTGGGCCACGCCATCCCGAAAGACCTTCGGGAGCGGGTGCAGAAGGGGGAGATGACCGAAGCGACGGCCAAGGAGTTTGCCAGGACGCGCATGGATATGAAGCGCGGCGAGATGCAGCGGGAGACGGCCGAGGAGGCCAGCGCCCGCAACAATCTCGTCGCGACGCAGAACCGTGTGGAGACCTCTGTCGCTGCGTTGGAGAGCCGGATGGCCGCGAGCGATCCCGACTACAAGGCTAAACAGGGCGCTGTTCGAAGGACCGCGCAGGCAATGCTGTTCGAGCGAGGTGGCACAATCGCCAGCGTCGAGGAGGCCTTGGAGATCACCAAGGCCGCCTACGCCGAGGTGAACGCCACGATCCGCAAGCAACGGCCGAACCCGACGCCCACGTCCAAGATACCGAACGGCAATGGATCAACCCACACGGTGCGCGCCGAACCGAAGACGCTCATGGAAGCGGCTCTTCAAGGATTGGCAAATTCACGAAACGGCGCGCACCCCTGAAGGGGTAAATTGAAATGGCCTTTACGGCAGGCGAAGTCACCAACATCGCTAACGCGTCGTTGGACTTCTATCTCGACAAGGGCGACCAGTGGAGGCAGACCCTCCAGAAGCGCCCGCTGATGGACAAGCTCGTCGCCCGGAAGAAGTTCTTCCCCGGTGGCAAGGGTAACATCAGCGTAGCGGTTTCGGGCGCGTTCGGTGACGGCAGCGGCACCAACGATGTCCTGAAGGGCTACACTCACAACGACAGCGTCGCGTTCTACACGCCCGCTAACATCAAGCGCGCCGCCTACCCGTGGCGCGAGCACCACCTCGGCCTTGAGATCACCCACACCGAGCTGAAGATCGACGGCATCTCCGTTGTCGACCCCGGTTCCAACGGTGAGCGCACGACCGAGCACAGCCGTCGCGAAATGACCGTCCTTGTCGGCCTGCTTGAGGACAAGCTGTTCGACCTCGGCGAGAAGTACGCGAGGGACTTCAACAAGCTCCTCTACGGCGACGGTGTCGCCGACGCGAAGGCGCTTGCCGGCCTCAAGCTTCTGGTGGCGGACAACCCCTCGGTTGGCGTCGTCGGCGGCCTCGACCGGGCGAACGCGGCCTACACCTGGTGGCGGAACCGTGCGCGCACGGCAGCCTTCGGCGTGGCGGTCGGCACGACCCCTGCACTCGCCGCATGGGGCGGCGGTGCCGTTACCTCCAGCGTCGCCGATGGCGGCGCTCTGCTCCAGATACTCCAGTACGAGCTGCGCCAGTTGACCCGCTACGGCGGCAAGCCTGACCTGTTCGTGGTGGGGTCTGACTTCCTCGGCGCGATGGAAAAGGAAATGCGTGCGAATGGTTCGTACAGCATGACCGGCTTCACCAAGACGCAGGACGGCAGCATCGGCGAGATGTTCTTCGCCGGTTCGGAGGTCATCTACGATCCGACGCTTGACGACCTCGGTCTCAGCAAGCGCGGCTACTGGATCGACACCAAGAAGGTCGGCATCCAGGCAATGGAAGACGAGTGGATGCACAAGCACACGCCTGCGCGTCCGCACGACAAGTTCCTGATGTACCGCTCGGTCACCAGCACTTGCCAGCTCGTTGGCAAGCAGTTCAACTCTTCGCTGGTCATCGACATCGCGTGATTTACTACCGGGGCGGCCATCCCGGCCGCCCCGTTTCTTGAGGAGCGACCTATGCACTTCTGCCGAGCAATGATCTCCATCGGCGGCGACGCCGATAACGTCTACTTCGCCGATCACTATGCACCTGTCTCATGGCCCGAGGTAATGGTGCTCCAGCACGTTCACGGCATCGACGCCGTCACCGCCGTCGAACCCTTCGTCAAGGTCGACCAGGACCCGCGTTCCGAGCGCGACCGCCTGGTCCACAAGTACGGCGAGGAGAAAGTCAGTGAGGTGTTCGGCGGCAAGCGCCTGCCGGCCGAGATGGAGGCACCGCAGGCACGGCTGCCGTTCGACCTCGTCTGGAAGAACCCGATCACCATGATGCACGAAAAGACGCCGGAGGAGTACGACCCCGAAAAGGCGGTCGCCGCCAACGCCGCCGCCCGGAAAGCGAGATAAGATGGCCCGCGTCCAGACCCTGCTGGAGATGACCAAGAACCTCCGCGCCGAGGCTGGTCACAGCCTCGCCGTGGCGCAAGGGGTCAACACCGTCGACACGCTCAAGTACATCCTGCGGCGCACGCAGGAGGAGCTGTGGACGGCCTTCATCTGGCCTGAGATGACGCTCCGCGACGACCGGGCGCTGACGCCCGGCACCTTCCTCTACGACTACAGCGTCAACCTCCAGTTCGACGCGATACGCGAGGCCTACTCCGCGCCGGCGTCGGCGACCGGCAAATGGACGCCGGTCGCCTACGGCATCAGCGAGGAGAAGATCGTCCCGGTCACCGGCGTCAACAGCGAGCAGAGCGACCCGGTGCTGTGCTGGGAGGCCGCCGGCGCGCCCGGCGCAGCGGCGGCGAAGTTCCGCATCTGGCCGACGCCGAAGACGGCGACCTACCTCCGCTTCAAGGGCAACCGCGAGCTGAACGCCTTTGTCGCCGACGCCGACAAATGCACGCTCGACGCGACGTGCATCATCCTCTTCGCAGCAAGCGAGCTGCTCGCCAGATCGAAGGCCGAGGACGCCGCGAACAAGCTCCAGAAGGCGCAGCGCCATCTGACCAAGCTGCTCGGCAACCAAGTCTCGGCGAAGAACAAGGTTTCGACGTTCGGGGCAGGGTCGCCGCGCAACATCATCATGAAGCACACCGGCATCAACGCTTGAGGTTGTCATGGCCTATGAAGTCGTTGACAACTTCGCCGCTGGACTTGACCTTCGCAAGTCTCCGCTTACCGCGCCGGGCGGAACGCTTGTCAGGCTGAAGAACGCCGTCATCAATCCCGGTGGCGAGATCGAGAAGCGCCGCGCCTTCGTCAAGCTCGGCTCCAATCTGCTTGCCGGCACCTTCGGCCTCGCCTCGACCGAGGCGACGCTTTACGCCTTCACCCGCAACGTCACCACGACGCCGCCGGCGCTCGGCGTTCCCGGCACCACGCTGAAGTACCAGAGGCTGCCCAACGCGGCCGCCGACCTTCAGCAGATGGACTACGACACCTTCGACGGCAAGGTGTACTTCGTCGGCTACCAAGCCTCCGGCGCGGACGCCAAGGCAAAGAACCCGCACTACTACGACGGGTTTGAGACCGAGGGTTCCGGCAAGGGCTACTACATCCGCACCTATCAATCGAAGGTCTACTCGGTCAGCGGCAAATACCTCTACTTCTCGGCCGTCAACAACCCGGTGCTGTGGAACGAGAGCGCGCTGATCGACGCCGTCATCGTCACCAAGCTCGACAAGACGAATCCGGCGACCGTCACCGTGGCGCTCGCCGACATCTCCAAGTTCACCACCGGCATGAAAGTGCTGATACAGGGTGCCACCGGCACCGGCCTGACCGTCGCCAACGGCATCAAGACGGTCGGCACCGTCAACGCCGGCATCGGCACCTTCACGCTCAACGCCACCGACTGCTCGACCGCGACCGCCGCGCAGACCACGGGTCTGAGCGCGACGCCGGCGATCAACGTCGTCTCCATCTCAAGCGCCAACCCGGCGGTCGTCACTGTCGCTGCCGCCGACATCGGCAAGTTCACCAACGAGATGACGGTTGAGATTTTCAACGCGACCGGCACCGGCACCGTCAACGCCAACGGCAAGCACCAGATCAGCGGCGTCGGCTCGCCGGCCAACAGCTTCACGCTGGTCAACGTCAACACGTCAGGCGGCGTCGCGCTCGGCAGCGGCATCGCCACCGTCGTCCACAGCGCCGACACGGCGCGCACCGGGGCTGGCTTCATCAACCTGTCGCTGCAGGACAGCGATTCGGAATTCCTCACGTCACTTGAGGTCTACTACGACAAGCTGGCGATCTTCAGCTCGGAGGCCGTGCAGCTCTGGGCGGTCGACCCCGACCCGCTGCAGAACGCCTATGTGCAACTCCTGCGCGGCACCGGCACCACGGCACCGCGCTCGACCTCGCAGTACGGCTCCGGCGACGTGCTCTACCTCGACCAATCGGGGGTACGCTCGCTGCGTGCAAGGGACAGTTCAAACAGCGCCGCGGTGTCGGATATCGGCTCGCCGATCGATGCCGTCATCAACGGCGAGAACCCCGCCATCACGCCGATCCCCGCCGCCGAACTCGACAAGGGCATCGCGCTTCTGGAGCCGCTGGTCGGCCGCTTCTGGATGGTGTTTCCGAACAAGCTCTATTCGCTGAGCTATTTCCCCGGCCCCGAGATCACCGCGTGGTCGGAGCACACGCCGGGCTTCACCATCGACCACGCCGTTGCCTGCGGCGGCCGCATCTATGCGCGCAGCGGCGACGAGCTGTACGTCTATGGCGGCGTCAACGGCAACCAGCGTGACGCCTGCGGCGTCGAGGTCCGCCTGCCGTACCTGAACGGCAAGAAGCCCGGCCACAACAAGATTTTCGAAGCTCTCGACATGTCGATAGCCGGGACGTGGGAGGTCTACGTCAACTACAACCCGTCCGACCCCGAGGCCGAGGAGCTGGTCGGCACCTTCAGCGCGCCGACGTGGAACGGCGGCCGCGCCGAGCTGTCCGGTTACGCCAGCCACATCTCGCTGCGCTTCAAGAACACCGACGCCAACCACGCTTCGATCAGCAACATCGCGATCCACTACCAACTGGTGGATGACGAGCAATGATCCGCGTCGCCACCGCCACCCTCGACGACCTCGCCTATGTGGCGTCGTGGATGTGCGATCTGGACCGGCAGGAGCTGTCGGTGACACGCGATCCCGACGACTATGAGGGCCTTGCTCTGGACGCCTACGCCTCGACGCTGCACCACGTCGCGCTCGACGCCGCTGCCCGGCCGATCTTTGCCTTCGGCGCGTACCCGGTCGACAGCCGCACCGCGCACGTCTGGGGCTTCAAGACCAAGGACGGCCCGAGGGCCATTCACACGGTCACCAAATTTCTGGTAAGAGAGATGATCCCGAGGCTGCGCCGCCTCGGTGTCAACCGAGCGGTCTGCTACGTCCACAAGGACAACACGCCGTCTCGCAAATGGCTCGCGCATCTGGGGTTCGCCCCCAGAGCCACCCCTGGGGAGCTTGGCACCCCGCTGATCTGCTATCAGCGTGACTACGAGCCGTTCCCTGATGAACGCACCCTTCACTGACCACCGGCAGGCGCAGATCGCCCGCCACAGCTACCGCCTCGCCACCGTCGACGATGTCGCCGAGCTGGCCGAGCTGTTCCGCGAATTTTTCCATGAGAGCGATCTGCCGTCGTTCGGGCTGACCTTCGACATCGGCCGCATGCATCGCTGGCTGCTCGGCGTCACCGAGGCCGGCAGCGTGCCGCACGTCGTCGCCATAGACAAGCGCACCGGCCTGGTTGTCGGCGCAATCGCCTACCGGCTGATGCACAATTATACCGACCGGCCCATCGCCCAGATGGACAAGTTCTACGTCCGCAGGGACCACCGCCGGTCGGCCGCCGGCCGCACGCTTTTGACGCTCGCGATAGAGATGGCCCGCGACGACGGTGCGGCGCTGTTTCAGGTCTTCGTCAACTCCGGCATCGCAGGCAGCCGCAACATCTTCGACAGGTTCGGCTTCCGCGAGACGCCGCACTCACGCCTACTCGGAAAGGAACTCTGATCATGTGCTTCGGTGGCGGCGACGACAGCGGCGAGAAAATGCTCAAGCTTCAGAAGAAGCAGGCAAAGGAGGCGCGTGAGAAGGAGGCGGCACGGCAGAAGCGCATCAAGGAGGCGATGGGCAAGATCACCACCGCCTTCGAAGGCGGCCCGGTCATGGAGACGAAGAAGAGCAACTTCGATTGGTCAAAGTTCGACGCTCCGACATCGGCGCTTCTCAGCCAGTTGCAGAACGGCGCGAACGCGCTCGGCTCCAAGTTTCGCGGCAATAGCACGCCGTTTGACCTGACCGGCCTCACCGATTCGCTGAAGGCGATGTTCCAGAACGTCGGCTCGACCAAGTCGGGACAGGTCAGCGGCCTGCCGGAGGGCTACTCCTACGTCCAGCTCACCAAGCCTAGCGGCAGCGGCACCCAAGAGGTGTACAGGCAGAACAACGTCGGCGGCGGCTACACGCGGGAGCAGCGGCCGAGCGGGGTGACGACCGTGCAGGGCAGCGGCAACTACCTTCCCGGCACCTACGGCATCAAGGGACCGGACGGCAAGGTCTACAAGCCCGGCGACGCGCTCCCCTTCGAAGAGACCGTCGACACCGGCCAGGTTTCCGGCGGCTTCAACGACGATTTCTACAACACCTTCAAGCAGGGCATGATCGACTATTACGCGCCACAGGTCGCCGACAAGTACGGCGAGGCGAAGGACGAGCTGACCTACCGGCTCGCCCGCGCCGGCACCGGCCGCTCGTCGGCCGCCAACAGCGCCGTCGCCGACCTCGCCAAGCAGAACACGCTGAACACCGCCAACGTCTATTCGGAGGCCGACGCCGGCGCTGCCGATCTCCGCACCCGCGTCGCCAACGAGCGCACGATGGCCGAGAACCAGGTCTACGCGACGGAAGACCCGACCATCGGCGTCAATCAGGCGCTGGCGGCGGTCAAGAACATCTCGCTCGACCAGCCGAAGATGACGCCGCTCGGCGAGATATTCAAAGTCGCGCTGGTCGGCGGCGCGAACGCGATGACCGGCTACAAGAACCAGAAGACCATCAATGAAATCCAGAAAGCGTCCAACAACGCTGGCTCATGGGTATCAAACTAATGTGCGATCCACTCACCCTCGGAATGCTCGCCATCGGCGTCGCCGGCACGGCGGCCAGCTCGATTGGCCAGATGAACGCGCAGAAGAAGCAGGAGGCGGCCTACAACGAGTGGGCGCAGCAGCAGGAAAAAGCGCGCCAGATGGAGAACGTGCGCCAGGAGGGCATGCGGAAGACCGCCGAGGAGGCCCGCGAGATCGGGCTGGAGAAGGTGTCCGCCGACAGCCAGAAGAACCTACAGGCCGAGGAGGCCGCCCGGCTCGCCGCAGAGATGGAGGGGCAGGGGCAGACGCAGGCCTCGGCCGACCCGGCGGCGACGACCTCGGTCGCCGACAAGGCGCTGTCTGGCAGCGCCGGCGGCGGCGAGGTGTTTCAGTCCGACCTCGCCCAGAAGCTGTCCAACGCCGCCAAGTCGGCCAAGCAGCGGATCGGCGCGCTCGCCACCGCCAACTCGTTCGGCGATAGCTGGGGCGGCCTCGGCACCGTCAACCCGCTCAACCTTCAGGAATCGGGCCGCAAGATCGACGAGCAGAACGCCTACCGCAAAGGCTCGCTCGGAGCCTACTCGGCCGAGCAGGCCATCGACCCGCAGCAGATCAGCTACTCCAATCCGATTGCCGACATCGCGGCGTCGTTCCTCGGCCCGGCGCTCGGCCAGATCGGCGGCGGCGCGGCCGGCGGCGGTCTTGGCAAGATGTTCTCCGGCGCGCTCGGCAAGGGCGCGACATCGACCATGTTCCCGGCCGCGCCGGTGAGTTCGTTCATAGGCCCGTCGCTGCCAGTGCCGAAGGGTTTCGGCGCAGGCCTGTTCTAGGAGAGACCCCGTGGCGACCATCGGCCTCAAGATCAATCGCGACAACTCCGGTCTCGGCATCGCCGAGATGTTCAGCAAGGCGATGACGAGCGGCGTCGACGACGCCATCGCCGTCGCCAAGCTGAAGTCGTCGCTCGCCACCGACGAGATGCAGCGCCGCCAGCTCCGCGAGGCGGCCTCGCTGCTGACCCAGCAGACCATCGAACAGTCGATGAAGAACAAGTACGCCCACGCCAACCGGCTGGCCGCCTACGACGCCGCCGAGCAGGCGAGCCAGTTGGAAGCCTTCATGAACGGCAGCGAACCGCCGGTGGTGGTTGGCGACGAGACCGTCGCCGGCGGCGGCGGCACTACTGCACCCGCCGCGCCCGCCGCACCCGCCGATCCGGCAGCGGCGCTGGCTGCAGTCTTCGGCGGCGCACGTCCCGAAGGCCCGGTCAGTTCAAACCTCCCCTACGAGATGCCCGAGATCGTCGCCGATCCGCGCCTCGCCGGCGTGCCGCAGGAGCTGCTGCCGCAGCCGAACGTGCCGATGCCGCCGACCATCAACGGCCTGCCGCCGCAGATCGCGCTCGACGCCACCGCGCCCGGCCCGGACTTCCGCCCGGCCATGCCGGCGCAGCCCGGCCTCGCCGGCCTGCCCGCCCCCTTGATCTCGCAGCCGGGCAACCCGGCGACGCAGGCAGCACTCGCCGCGACGCCGCCGGAGCTGGTGGCACCGCCGCTGCCGCCGATGCCGGGCATGCCGACCGGCCCCGCGCCGTCGCTCGACGGCCGCACCCGCATGGGTTCGCCCGCCATGCAGGACATCCTCAACACCGGCCCGGCTCCGACGATGCCGCCGGCGATCCCCGGCCTGCCGCTGGAGCTGAACCAGCCGCCGATGCCGCCGGCCATACCCGGCCTGCCGCTGGAGATGAATCAGCCGGCGATGCCGCCGGCGCTCGGCGGTCAGTCGCCGCAGCTCAACCCGCCGCCGCCCCCCGTGGTCGCGGGCCGGCCGGAGATACCCGGGCAGCAGCCCGGAAGCCTGCCATCCGATCCCGGCGCGATAGCCGCCATCGGCAAGCGCGTCATGGACATGCTCGGCATCGGCGGCGGACCCGCTCCGCTGGCCGGGAACGAGCCGCCCATGCCGCCGGCGCTCCGGGGGCTGCCTCGCGACCTCGGCGGCACCGGATTGCCTCCAGGGGCAACGGTGGCCACGCCTGACCAGTTCATCGGCATCGGCGACGTGCTGGCCAAGCTCGGCATGCCGCTCGACGACGGCGTCAGCCCGGTGCCGGTCGACATGGACGCCACCGCCGCGACGCCGATGACCACCTCGCCGGCCGGGACGCCGGCGACCTCGATCCTCGACAGCATCATGCGGGAGGGCGTGCCGAAGGACACCCCGAACTACAGCAGCCAGCCTCCCGGCGTGCCGCCGCCGCCCCTGTCTGCGACGCCTCCGGGTGTCGCGCCGCCACGTCCCACCGTCGCCGGCCGCCCCGACACGCCACCGCCGACCGGCCTGCCCGGCCCGAAGCCCATCGTCAATCCGCTCGACGACGTGATGCCTCTGCCCATCGGCGAGGAGGCCGGCGTCGGTCCCGGCCAGGAAGTGCTCGGCGGCCTGCCGCCGGAGCTTGTACCGCCGCGCCCGGCACCGCCTCCTCCAGCTCCTCCGGCGGCCCCTCCCGCCGCAGCGAGCGCGGGCGATGCTGCGGCCACCTCGTCGGCTGCGGCGTCGCCTGTCGACGCGGCCGCCGACAACATCAGCGCGGCAGTCGCCGGCGTCGATGGCGGCAAGGGCGATACCGCGACCACTGTGCAGACCAGGCAGGGGCCGGTCGAGCGCGCCGCGATCAGCGCCATGATGAAGTACATCTTCCTCACCGCCGGCACCCCGGAGCAGGCCGTGCAGGCGGCGCAGCGTTGGGCCGGCACGGTCGGCGCGACCTACAATCCGAAGTTCGGCGTCGACCAGAAATTCACCGAGAACGCCGCGTCGCTGCGGCAGGGCGGCGGCGCGCTTGCCGAAGCCACTGTCGCCGGCGGCACCGGCGAGGCGACGGCGCTGCCCGGCAGTGCCAGCGGCACCGGCGATCCCGCCTTTGTCGCCAACACCTTCATCAGAATGCAGGACTACATCCGGCGCGGCGAACGCCCGCCGCCGAGCGTCGTCGACGCCTACGCCCACGTCTACGCGCAGGAGTCGCGGCCGACGATATCGGAGTGGGTCGACCCCCAGACCAACCGGAAGTACCGCGACGAGAAGCCGCCGGCCCTCGACCCGAACTTGCCTAGCCCCGCCGCCGTCAGGGCGTGGCTCGCAGGCGGGCCGGTGCCATCCGCCGGCTCCGCAGCCCCGGCGGGCGGCCAAGGCGCACCAGCGGCCTCTCCTGCGGCCGCAGGAGGCACTGCGGCGGCCCCGGCTACCTCGGCCGGCGGCGGCACCGTCGTCGAGGGTGAGGTCGAGGTACTGCCTGACGGCACCCGGCGGACCCAGCTCGGCGGGCCGGAGGAGAAGGCGCTGACCGAGGCGGCCGCCGACAAGCAGAACTATTACATGTCGACCAAGGCCGCCGACAAAGAGATCAGGACGTTGCAGCAGGCCGACATGCCGTCGATGCTCAGCGTGACGGCGTCCGACCCGACCGTCTCCGGTGGCGCGGCCGGCGCGTCGCGCATCGGCACGTTCCTCAACGCCCTGCCCAACTACATCGCCCGCACCAACAACCCCGGCCTGAAGCGGTACTGGGGCGCGGCGACGGCGTTCGCGGCTCCGATCCTGCGCGACGAATCGGGCGCGGCCACCCGCACCGAGGACATGGGAACCATTCTGGAACGCTACATCCCGCTCAGCGACGACCCGCCAGACGTGGTCGCCATGAAGGCGGTCAGGCGCGAGCTGGCCGTCGAAGCGCAGCTTGCCGGGTTCCTGCCGCAGGCCACCGACAGGAGTGTGCTGGATCAGGTCGATGCCTACGTCAACGCCAACATCGAAGAGCGGCTGCGGATCGCCGGCACGCGGCCCGGCCTGACGCCGACAGCGGTCAGCACACGGTCACCCGGCGATCAGTCGCTGCTCGACAAGTACCAATAGGGGCGCGAGATGGACGAGGCAGCACTGTTCGAACAGCTCCGCGCCGCCGATGCCGCCGGCGACGCGGCGGAAGCCAAGCGCATCGCCGACCAGATACGCGCCGGCTCCGGCGTGGCTGTGTCGCCGCTCGACGACGGCGTCAGCCCGGTGCCGGTCGAGGGTGATGGCCACAACGTGCTGGTCGACAAGGCGCGTGACTACCTCCAGAGCTGGGTGCCGGAAGGCGACGAGTTCGCCGCCGTCGACGAGTACGGCACGGGCCTCGCCGAGGGTGCCGTAGGCTTGGCCAACATCGTGCCGAACATCGGCAACTCGGCGCGCAACCTGTTCGATCTGCACTTCGGCTCCGGCCAGGGGCTGGCCGAGGAGGACCGCTACCAGCCGTGGATGGACGAGCCGGAGTTCGACGCGCCGCGCCCCGGCTGGGAGGGCGTCCGCGAGACCGGCCAGATCACCGGCGGTGCAGCGCCGCTGGCGCTCGCCGGCCCGGCCGGCATCCTCGCCGCCACGGTCGGCGTCCCGGCGCTGACCAAGGGCGGCGGCGTGGCCGGCGAGTTCGCCGACAAGCTGACCGGCAACGAGGACACCCACAAGTGGGAGCAGACCGGCGAGGCGCTCGCGCCGCTGCTGTCGGGTGCGCTGCGCGTCACCAAGGGGTCGCCGGTCGGCACACTGGCCAAGAAGATACCGTTGACCAAAGGCGGCGGGCTGGCCGCCGTCACCGGCACCGTCAGCCCGCAGACGGCGCTCGCGGCGCTGGCCGCCAAGCTCGGCATCCAAGGCATGGACAGGGTGGTCGTCGGCAAGCCGAAAGGCCTCGTCAAGGACACCAAGAAAGCCATCGGTGAGACCGGCGCGACGATGCAGACGAGCGAGGAGCGGCGCTGATGGCGGGCATCCCCTACCGGCTGGTCGGCGGCGCAGCGCGGCCCGACGCCATCACCGGGCTGAACCCGGCTTTCATGCAGGCGATGACGCAGCTCTACGCAGCTGCGCCGCCGGAGGTGCAGCGCGAGCTGGGGCTGACCTCGGCCTACCGCTCGCCGGCCGTGCAGCAGGCGCTGTGGGACAAGTCCGACAAGACCGGCCACACGGTGGCGGCACCCGGCAAGTCGCGGCACAACCACGGCACCGCCGCCGATCTCGCCGGCTTCGGCGTCGGCGAGGGTGGCGTCAGCCCGGCGACCAAGGCGTGGGTCCACGGCAACGCCGCGCAGTTCGGCCTCGAGTTCCCGATGGACTACGAACCGTGGCACATCCAGCTCGCCGGAAACGTCCCTGCCGGTGGGGGCGGCGGTGCGCCGGCGCTCGGCACGACGCTGGCGGCCGCCGTCGATCCGCGCATGGCTGCCCTGCAGATCGGCCAGACCGATCCGTGGAAGAATTTCACCAATGATGTGGCCCAACGGCGTGGCGGGTCTTTCACTGGTGAAAGGAGTGCCGGGGGTTCGCTGTCGGCGTCGGCCGACAGCGACCCCGGCATTCCGCCTCTGGAGACCGCCAGCGCGCTTGTGCCGCCGGCGGGGCCGATGGGCGGCCCGATGCCCAGACCGCGCCCCACAGCCTCGCCAGAGGCCCTGGCGAGCCTTTTTAGGGTCAAGGAGGTCGGCAGCGCCGCCAACAGGTCGTCCGAGCGCGTCGCCGGGCAGGCCAAGCGACTGACGCCGCGCCGCAGGAGCGCCTGATGCCGACCAGAGAAGAGCGCATAGCCTACTACCGGCAGGCCGCCGCCAAGCGCGGCATCGATCCTGAGTACGCGCTCCGGGTGGCCGGCGGCGAGGGGCTGAACAGCGCGGACGGCATAGGCGACGGTGGGTCTTCCTTCGGCGATTGGCAGCTCCACTACGCAGGCATCAACCCGTCGATGCCGAACGCCGGCCTCGGCGATGAGTTCACCGCCAAGACCGGCCTGCACGCCAGCGATCCCAACACATGGATGCAGCAGGCGGACTTCGCCCTCGACTACGCGGCGCAGCATGGCTGGGGATCGTGGATGGGCGCGGCCGCCTCCGGCGTCGGCGAGTTCGACGGCATCAAGGGTACGCCGCGTGTCAGCGGCCCCGTGGAGGCGGCGGGCGGCGGTGCGGGCAGCGATCCCGGCCCGCAGCTCTACACCCCGCCGACGCCGGCGATAGCCATCGTGCCGCCGCTGCTGACGGCACCGCCGACCGGCCCGGTCGACACCACCAACCCGTGGGCGAGCATCGGCAGCGGCCTGGCCAGCGCCGTGCGCCCCTCGCAGAGCGGCATCGGCACGACCGACTACCCGGAAGGCACCCTGCCCAAGCCGCCCGATTTCGAGAGCGCGCAGGCCCCGGCGCAGCCCGCCCCGCTGCCGGCTATCGGCGGCGAGTTCGGCGCGGACAGCGGCGGCCTCGCCAACCTGTTCAAGGTTGGCGACATCGGCATGGGCGAGACGTTGAATCTTGACCAGAAGGGTCAGCCGATCCGGCGGCGACAGTACGGCTAAGGAGGCCAACATGAGTGAGGAAATCTACAAGGGCGCGACGATCCGCCACCAGGGCAACGGCCGCGTCACCGTCCAGATCGAGGGCGACGAGGCAGTCAACTTCCACAAGAAGGAGCAGGCCTACGCCTACGTCGACGGGCTGGAGGACGAGGAAGACGAGGAGCTGCCCGACGAGCCGGAGCCGGAGGCCGATGCGCCCGACGCGGAGATCGCCAACCCGCGCAAGCCGGTCGCGCCCAAGCCGCTCAAGAAGAAGCTGGCCAAGTCCAAGACCATAGCCAAGGCCAAGGCCAAGCCGAAGAAGTAGTCAGCCCCATTGATCCCCGATGGCTGCGGCGAGGCCGGGGTAGGTGCGCGAACGTTCCTTCCAGCGGTCAGGCGACGGCGACAGCCGGTTCTGCCCGCTGTCGGTCTGGTTGGCCCAGCGCGGCCAGCCATTGACCATGCGCGGCTCGACAAACTTGGTCGCCTTCAGCAGCGGCAGGCCCTTCAGCCACAGACACGTCGCCTTGCTGGCGTCGTCGCCGAACCACCACGGCTGCACGATCTGGTCGGGCTTCCTGATCCGCGTCGAGGCCGCGCCGATGGGGTTCTCTATGGCGATCTTTTCGACGCCGAGGTCGAGCAGTCGGCGGAAGTCGATCAGCGCCTTCTCGCGGGCCAGCCGGCGGACCTCGCCGACCAGTGTGCCGGGCTTCACCTTCTGGTGGTAGGGTCCGTCGCCGTAGGCCCACTCGGCCGAGATCGTCAGGTAGGTACAGGTCGGGTGGAAGATGGCGAGGTCAGGCACCCACGGAACCCGCTTGCGCTTCAGCTTGTCGAGCGTGTCGAACACGTCGCCCCGGATGTGGTTGGCCGAGCCGTCCTCGGCCGGCAGCGTGTCGCAGGAGATCACGTCGTGACCGCGCTTCTGGAACACCCGGCGCAGCGCGCCGGATGTCTCCATCCCGATGAATACTTTCATGTTCTTTCCCTGCGCTCGCGGGTGATCTCGAAACGATAAATCTCAGGCGACGTGAGCCGGTTGAACCACGCTTCGAACAGCCGGCCGCGAGCGACGACGCCGAGCTTCAGCAGATCGGGCCGCTGTGGCAGGCCCTCCGGCCACGGCGTCGTCGTCGCCAGCTTGACCCACGCCTTCTTGCGCGGGTTGCCCGGCACGATGACCTTGTCGCCGTAGCGGGCGATGGCGGCCGCCTTGGCCAGCGCGTAGCCGCCGTGGTAGCGGCAGCGGTTGGTGCCTTTCAGCGCGATGCCGTTGCACTTCCTGCCGTTGTACTTCTTGGTGGGTGCCTCGCACCGGGCGGCGTTCTGGATGTTGAACCGCTTGCCGACGAGGCGGGCGGGTTCGCCCGTCGACCGGGGGCTGCGCTTCAGCGGCACCCGCCACTTTGGTGCGGGAGGCATCAGCCCATCCGCTGTGCAAGCTTGTCGTGCTCGCGCAGCTTCTCCGCTGTGGTGTCGGCGAGCGTCTGCAGATCGGTGCGGCGCTGCGCTTCGAACTTGGTGATCGCCTCGTCGATGCGGCGGTCGTAGTCGGTGTTGAGGTCGAGCACGTCGCGGTCGTAGGCCGCCGCGATGGCCGCCTTCTCGCGTCGTATCCTGGCGCGTAGCTCATGCTCGACGCGCTCCTTGGTCGCCCACATGTCCGACAGCGTCGGCGTCGGCTTCGGCACCGTGCGAAGCGCGGCGGCCCCGGCCGGCGTCGGAGCCGGCGGGCCGGGAGGCGGCATGCCCTCCAGCACCTTGGCGATGTTGGCTTCAGTCTCGGCGGCGAGTGCGGCTTCTAGTCCGGGCATGTTTTTTCTCCTAAAAATTTTTTCAGTTTCCGGCAGTTTGTAACTAGGTACTCAACTTCTTCCCGGTGCCACTGCACGCCGGGCATTTGACGAAGTGTGTGCCGTCGAGGGTCGGCTCGACAGCTTCGGCAGCGACCCACAGGCCGCGCCACGGCTCCTCCATGTCATCCTTGCCGATAGGCACCCAGCCGGTGCCTTCGCACTGGTCCTCGCACATGGTTTCGAGGTCTGGCGCGGGCATTCCCAAAGCCTCGTAGCGGTCGGTGATCTCTATCATCACGGGTGTCCCGGCTGGGCGTCGACGAGGTCGCGCAGTGTCGCGTTGAGCGCGTCGAGGCGACGCACCATCGGCGTGTCCTCCGGGCTGGCGGGCGTGCCGGTCGAGGTGTCGATCAGCTCCTTGTGCTTCTCGATCTCGGCGGCGACGAGCTGCACGCGGGTGACGCCGGCGAGGCTGTCCTCGGCGATGCCGGTGTCGTTGCTGGCTGCGATCTCACGCAGCAGATTGCGGTTGTAGTCGGCCATCTTCGTTCTCCTGTTTCGGATGATGAACAGATCGAATGCTGTCGGCATCGGCAGGCCTCCTGATGCGGTAGTAGTAACCGACGCCGGCCTCGCCCGACAACCGCTCGTCAATCGCCATCAGCGTGTCGAGGTAGCGGTAGATGGTGCGCTGCGAGCAGCCGATGTGGCGGGCGGCGTCGCTGGCCTTGAAGTAGCGGCGGTCCCGCGCCCACACCGCGAGGCTGACCAGCTTGTCGAACACGGTGATGCGGTTCGGATCGCTGCTCACGCCGGCTCCCCCTTCTTGCGAACGACAAAGTGGAAGGACCGTGTCTCAGGATCGACCGCCATCGCCAGATTGAACTTTCCGGTGCCGTCGATCTCGGCGACCGGCACGGTGATGTCGCTGCCGAGTCGGTTGACCAGCACGATCAGCAACTGCGGCAGCATGGCCATGATGGCCTGCTGATGGTCGTAGGAAAGGTCGTCGACGACACCCATCAGATCACCTTCTTGATGCGGGGCTTCGGCAGCTTCTTCGACAGCCGCAAAATCTCGTCGGAGATTTCGCCGGTCGTCATCTCGGCCGGGTTGGGATCGCCGAGGCCGCGACTGAGGTCTTGGTTGCGGCCGATGGCACCGATCACCTCAAGCATCGTGCGCGCCGCCGCCGCCCGCGCCGCTGACGGCGCGAGGCCGTCGCTGGCGACCGAGTAGAGCGCCTCCATCGCGGTGTCCTTGATCGTTTCCGGCGACAGGTCGACGGGCTTCTTTGATGCCATGCTTGATCTCCTTTGCGGGCTTGCCGAAGAACAGTGTTGCCACTTGGACGGTCGGCCGGAACAGATACCACGCACAGTCGTCCATGCTCTGGTGCTTGGTGTCGTCGATCCACTTGACGCGGCCGACCGTGACGATGCGCGAGACGTAGGGCAGGAAGGGCGCGGCCTGCGCGGTGAACATCCAGCCGGCGTCGAACAGCAGCCACGCCGGCAGCCCGACATTCACCCGCAGCCGCGTCAGGAACGGGTGCAGCAGCTCGCGGTCCCACGGCGGGTTGGTGATGATCATGTCGGCACCGACCTGTGTGCAGCCGAGGCCGACCAGCGTCAGCATGTCGTGCTTGCGGATGTCCTCGCGGCGCGGCGCGATGTCGGCGGCCCAGACGCAAGCGTGGCCCGCTGCCGACAGGTGCTTCATCAGCTCGCCGCGACCGGCGCACGGCTCGACATACTTGCGGCCCGGCGAGAGGTGCGGCAGCAGCGGCGCGACCGCGCTCGCCGGCGTGTCGTAGGTGCTGTTCATGCGCGTGTTATAGTTGCTGCGCTTGCCCATCACTCACCCATCCCGTCGTCTTCGAACTCGCGGATGAAGGTGTCGACGCGCTCCTTGACCTCTTCGTAGCGCAACACCTCGGAGCTGCGGCTGGTGCCGGTGCGCTGGCCGTCCCACTCCCAGACCTCGGTCAGCGCCGCCTTGGCGCGCCGCCAAGCTTCGGCCTTCCGCATGTCGATGTACTCGTCGCGTGTCATTAGTCCCAACCCCTCTTGTTGACGTGTCTAGTAACAGTCATATACATAGGCACCACTTCACTGCAACCGAAAAGGAACCAGACACAATGGACTTGCAGACCTGGATGACCAACCAGAAACTCACCGACCAGAAGCTCGCCGACAAGCTTGGCTTCACCCGCCCCTACATCACCCGCGTCCGCGCCGGCCAGGTCAACCCGACGCTGGTCAGCGCACTGAAGCTCGTCGACTACAGCAAGGGCGAGATCGACATCAGGCAACTGCTGCCGATCTCGCTTCGGCCCAAGCTCAAGCGGCAGCCGAAAGCGACAGGTACTTCTCGAAAGCCTGCTGCTTCGAAAGCTTCTCCAGAACCCGCAGACGCTTGAGATCATCCACCGTCCCGGCAGCCGAGCACACATGCACCATGACGTGTTCGGCCTGACCGGGGCGGTGAAGGCGGGCCAGCATCTGGTCCCACAGTTCCGCCGACCACGTCGGTGCCAGCCACAACATCCTTGACCCGCCGCTCTGCAGATTGAGGCCGTGGCCGCCCGACGCCGGGTGGATCGCGAAGACAGACAGGCTGCCGGCGTTCCATTCCCTGATCGCCTCGTCCGCCGCCTTGTCGGACACCCCTGCCCCCAGATAGCAGATGTCGCGACCAGCTACGCGCCGGATCATTTCGAGGTCTTCCTTGTACTCGTAGACGACCAGCGCAGGCTCGCCGTCGAGCTGGTCGAGCATGCTCTCCAGCCAATCCTTCTTGGCGTCGTGCAGCCACTGCACGTTCGACGCGCCGCCCTCGTCGTAGACGAATCCATTGGCGATCTGCGCGAGCTTGCCGGTGGCCACGGCGCGGCTGGCGGCGACGATGTCGGTCATGTCGAGCTTGGCGAACAGCTTCGACTCCATCGTCCGGTAGTAGTGCCGGGCTACGTCGGGCAGCACGACCTCGTCGACCAGCACCGAGATCGGCGGCAGATCGGGCATGTCACCCTCGGCCAGCGTGATCGACATCGAAGCGATGTCGGCCATGAGGCCGGCGTCGTGGCCGGGCAGCACCTTCCACTGGTAGGCGTTGCGGTCGACCGGGTAGAAGTGCTGCGACTGCCACTTGTAGAATGACTTGCCCCACAGGCGGCCGTTGCTGATGATCTTGGCCGGCGTGAACAGATCAAGCAGGCTGTTGGGCGTCGGCGTCCCGGTCAGGCCCCAGCGAGACTTGAAGCGGCCAGCTATAGTGGCGAGCGACTTGGCGCGTTTGCTCTTGGGGTCTTTGAACTTGCTTGTCTCGTCGATGATCAGGCAGTCCCAGATCGGGTGGCCGTCAGGCAGGCGGGCGATCTGGTCGACCAGCCACTGCGTGTTGTCGATGCCGATGATGGTGATGTCGCGGCGGTCGGCGGTGGCGAGCACCAGCCCCCGGTGCTGCGCGGTGCCGTCGAGCACGGCGTACTTCAGATGGTTGGTGTGCGCCCACAGCTTGATCTCGTCGGGCCACACCGAGGTGGCGACGCGCTTCGGCGCGATCACCAGGGCATGCCTGATCTGCTTGTCGGCGAGGAGGTCGACGACGGCGGTCAGCGACGACACCGTCTTGCCCGCGCCCATCTTGAGCACGGCGAAGGACTCGTAGCTTTCGTAGAGGTGGTCGGCAACCCGGTTCTGGTAGCCTCTCATGTCGGTGCGCGGTCTCATGTTCCTGTGTCCTGTTCCTGATTCGATGATGATTCGTTTCATTGCTTCTTGCGCTCGGCGTCGATGGCCCGCCGCAGGGCGTCGGCGGCGCGCAGCGTCTTGTCGGAGATCAGCCCGCCGTTGCCGCCGACCAGCTTGCCGCCCATTATCGCGCCGTGCATGTCGAACGACACCGCGTCGGCGAGTGCAAGCGCGGCGTCGAGCAGCTTCTCGGTGCTCATAGCGCGAGGATCAGTTCTTCGGTGCCGTAGACGCCGGGCTGACCGCAGCTCTCGCATGTGTAGTCGCGGGCGTCAGGCTCGACGCCGTGCGCCTCGGCTCCGCAGGCGAGGCAGAAGCCGGGATCGTCGAGGCTCTTCATGCGTCGCGCCGTGGCGTCGAGCACGCGCTTCTCGGTGATGCTCTTGTGCCAAAATTCACGCTCCAGCATTGGTTTTGTCTCCTAAAATTTTTTCACGCGCCCGCATTTTGTAACTATGAACTAGCGGTCTATTTCCCACAAGACCCGGTCGACGCCGCCGTTGCCCTTGGCGTCGCGCATCGCCACCAGGCGCGGGTCTTTGGTGTGGTCGGCCCATGAGCCGCGAGCCGGGATGTCCTTGACCCGCCGCCAGCCGGCGGCGCGCAGGCTGACGCCCAGCTCGCGGCCTTGCGTGTAGGTGATGCAGCGGCGGTAGCCCATTGCCTTGCCACAGCGCCATGCGGCCCCGTAGAGCATCGAATTGACGTTCGGGGTGCCATCGGTGCAGCTCCGCGTCACTTCCAGCGTCAGGCCGTCGTCGTAGGCCCGCGCAATCGGGCGGCCCGCCATGACGACGCCGACCAGCACGTCGCCGGCGTCGACGCCGATGGAGAACTTGTGGCCCCTCGGCGGCTTGTTGTGGCGGTGCAGCGTCTCGACGAAGGCGCAGGCCTGCTTCAGCGTGATCGGCCGGATGGTCAACTTCACAGACCCCATGATGTCTTGTTCTTCGAATAGAACCGCCCGATTGTCGTCTCTGCCGCGATGGGCAGACCCTTCGTCCATGCGAACCCCTTCTCCATCGTTTTCCGCAAGATCGCAGCTGCGCGTTCGGCGTCCTTCTCAGCCGTGTGCGTCAGGATTTCATCGTGCGTATGCAGCCGCGTCGGCATCCAGCCGGCGGTGGCGTGCAGCGCCTCCAGCCGCACCAGGGTGCCGCGCAGGATGTCGGCGGCGGCCGCCTGCGTGACGTTCTCGGCGAACAGCCCGGGCCACAGCTTCATGCGGCCCATGTCGCGGGAAAACATCAGCTCGCGGCGATAGCCCTCGACCTCGCCGGTGTCCTCGTCGACGATCTCGACCATTTCCCACTTGATGCGGCGGTAGGTCAGGAATCGGCCTGACGGCAACTGGCAGAGCAGCGATCCGCCGAGGTAGTCCTTGAGGTAGACGAAGCCGATCAGGCCGCACTTGAACATGGTGTCGGGCGCTTCGATGGCCTTGTTGGCCGCGCCCCACAGACCATAGCTGCCGCGCTCGTCGTGGCGGCCCCAGAAGCGCGCCGCCCACGGGTTGGCGTCGCGCCACCGCTCGACCGCCGCCTTGGCCTCGTCGACCTCCAGATGCATGCCGTAGGACGCCGCCATCGCGAGCAGCGCGTTGTGGCCGCCGCCGAAGCCGCAGGCGAGGTCGACGACCTTGCCGCGCTGGCGGATTTTGCTGTCGACAGCGTCGAGCGGGATGTGGCTCAGATCGGCCGCCGTGCGCGTGTAGACATCGTATTTCTCGATCCCGGCGTCGACACGCGCAAACACCTTGAGACGCTTGTCGGCGTCCTTGTCGACGGCCAGCCACGGCGTCACCCGTGCTTCGATGTTGGCCCAATCGCCCCACACGAAAGCGTGATCGGGTTCGGCGATCAGGCTCGGTCGGATCAGCAGCGACAGCTTGCGGCTGGTCGGCGTCTCGTCGCCGAGCCGGGCGAACTCGGCCGGCGTGATACCTTCGACCAGAGCGTCGATGAGGTCTATCTCATCGCCGAAACTGTCGCGCATCAGATTGTGGACCTGGATACCCTTGGCGCTGAAGCGGCCGGTCTGCGGCGCGCCGTTGAAGACGTACTGACCCCGGATCACGCCGTCGACGTGACTGCCCATCATGCGGCCGAATTTGGCCGGAGTTTTAGATCCACCGTAGAGCCTGATCTGGAGCACCCGCTGCGCGGCCCAGAGGTGGGATGGGAGCGTCTCCATGCTGTCGATCCACGCGAGCAGCCTGACGACGCGATTGCGCGTCAGCGACCATTTGCCGGGCTTTGTGACCTCTCCGGTTTCCTCGTCGACCTCCTCATACCGCTCGACCAGCATGTCGCGGCCCTCGGACGGCAGGACGTGGAACAACCACTCGACGATGCGCTTGACCTGATTGACCGTGGTGACGGCGCGCCCGGTTATCTCGGACAGCTCATATGCCGCGATCTTCTGGTCGGCGGCGGCCATGTGCATGGCGGCCTCGACCAGTGGCAAGTCTATACAAATGCCACGGTCGTTGATCTGCTCGGCGGCCCAGTACTCCTGCCACTCGGCGAGCGGCAGTTGCCGGGTGCGCCGGAACAGTCCGCGCATGGCGTCGATGTCGGCCCCGGCGTAGATCAGGAACTGCTGCCACTCGGCCGGGTGCGTCTGCGGCGTCGCCACGGCGTCGGGCGCGCAGAACAGCTTGATCAGGAGCTTGCCGAGCGGGTCTTTGTGATACTTGGAGCCGCTGAACTTGGCCGCGTATTCGAGCGCCGCCGGCAGGCCGCTGGCGGCCGCCTGCACGCGGCTGTCGACGATCATGTGCGGCTCCAGCACCGGGAAGCCTCTGGTGGCGTGGTTCCAGATGTTGCGGTCGAAGTTGGCGTTGTGGGCGCAGTAGATCGCCGCGCCGTCGCGCACCTTCTCATGGAAGGCGTGGAAGTGCTTCGGCATGTCAGCCCAGCGCAGCGGGCGAGAGAAGTCGGGGACAGCG